GCTCCTGTACAACTCGAACCCGGACCAAAACCATTTTTCGGAACCGCCACATCTGTTGGTGAAGATGATGATGGGCCTCAGATGCGATATAAGCCTAGTGATTGGGGCTTTGTGGTTGATAAGGACGGTAGATTGATTGTGGATACTGATGATCCCCGAACAGTTCTACCTCCAGACGACATTCGTACGAAGGCGGATACTCCAGCAGACCCTAGTCCAGATATGAAGAAATGGGACGATAGTAAAAAACGAGTCGCGGATGAGTTAAAAGATAAGGGACTTCCAGATCAAGCTCATCCAACTAAGTCTCAAGATAATAGGGGGCAGCTTGGAAGTGGTGCTATGATAGGGCCTGATGATCCTACAGCTTTGCTGAATCATATGATCAATGCCTCTCGAATTAATCCTAATGTTAATATAAATAAAAGCCAAAGCCAAATATCTAATAAAAAAAGACGGATGATACTAAGAAATTCGATGACTGACGATCAAAAAGAGGCAGAACGTCAACGTAAAATGCAAAATACTCTTGAAACTCTAGAGAAGAGAGCTGCTACTTTGGAGGAACTTAAAACAGACAAGGGTATTATTAGCGACGATGAGTTTAAAAATCTTGACCCGAACGATCCCGAGTTCAAGAAATTAATGGATGAGTATAAACATTGGCATAGTTCGTCGGAAGGGAAACGTTTAAAGCAATATAAAAATAGAATTGATCATCTAAAAAAGACGATGGCTGGACCTAAGAGGTATAAAGGAGGATCTGAACTTCCTAGATTTGGAAGAACTGGTGGTCTTCCCCCCCAATGGGCCATAGATCAAAATAAAGCCCGGTGGGGAGGATCGGCACGCAGTTCTGCGACACTGACACCGGCTGACCTCGGCTTGACCCCGGGTGATGCCGACACTGGCCAATTCAGTGTGCCCAGTACAAAGTTCGGGGGGCGGGTGGCCGCACCCGGGGATCAACCGAGAGCCTTTAACGATTTTCTAGTAACAGATCCGAAGTTTTATTCAAATACTACTGATCAGCCGTGGGTGACGAATCTCCCAGCAGCCGCGCTGGGTGACAAATATGTGCAAGGCAAAGGCTATGTTCCTGACCCGGACTACGATCCAAACGCGCGTAACTGGACGAATCTCCCAGCACTCGATCCGGGGCATCCAAATTATGTGCCGCCTACTGGTCCTGCTGCTGTACAATTAGAATCGGCACGCCCCCCTGCGATGCAGCGGCCCATCCAGCAGATGAGTGCAGGTGCAGGTACACAGGTGCCTTTTAATGTGGGTGGAAACGTGCTGCCAGATTATAGCCATGTAACTTTTGAGGATACGCTGGGAATGAGCGCCGATGCTTATAGCGCCATGGGTCAACATTATAGCGATAAAGATCAGTGGTCTAGCAACTATAATCCCTTACTGAGAGCGTTCACGCGACAGGGTAGGGAAGGTGATTATCAAGAGTATCTGGACAAGCTACTCAATGTTACTGGGTCTCAGGTGCCTTTGGATGTGGGTGGAAACGTGCCGCTTCGTCCTCAGGGCGCGGCAAATGGACCACCACCATCACCAATGCAACGTCGTAGTGGTCATCAGGCACCGGGTGTTGCTGGAGCTGCTGGAGGTAATATTGAAGAGTTACTAAAAGGAGACGCATTTGCAAAGAAGATTACAACCGCATTTAATACGGGAGGTACTGACGTTGCTGACCAAATTAGAGCAGCATTTAAGGATGTTATTCCACCAAAAATTGAAATGTCAGCACAGCTAGGAGCTATTACGGTACACTTAACTGGTGGTGATTTGTTGGAAAAATTGAGAAGCAATATTGTTAATGAAATGAGAAAAGAAATTAAAACTGCGGTTGAGAATGCTATTCAGCCAGATGCTCGTAGCACTCTTGATGGTAATACTGGTACTAATCCAGCATCTAATGCACTATCTAATCCAAACATTACTATGATAGGATAAGAGCTGGTAGTTAAGTAATTAATAAATTTAAAACTTATTTATAAAGGGCAATTCAATGCCAGCAGGCGACGGAATTACGTTTTCATATGGGGATTATAGCTTAGATCCCCGACCATTATTTACTGTTAATAAAACAGTTATAAAGACTCCTTCCAATACAGGTCTATCTAGCAAATACGTCCTAGTACTTAACGGTCATATACTTCCTACAGATATAGATCTATCAGATAATAAGGGGGGCTTGACTACCGTCTGGGATGACACTTATGCATTAAGAGATGCTTTTAAAAAAGATTTTGAATTATTATTATTACAATGTGATGATACTGATTCTATTATTAGCGGTTATCCTAAAGTAGTTAGTATTGATATAAATAACGCAAGTGATAATTATGTTCGTCGTGCTGACTATACTATTAACTTAGAAATGGCTAGTCTTAGTGGCACCAGTGGTGATTGTGTAGGATTAGAAAATGGTATTGGGGATTTGTCTGCGGCGCGCCTTGTGTCACTTTCGGATGAGACAAGCATTGAATTTTTAGATGAAAGAGTAGCAAACGCAAGTCCTGATCCTGTATGGGGTGAGACTTTCCCTACTGTTTTTCGTATTACCAGAAATGTATCAGCACAAGGAGATTCCTTACCGGCGAGCCCAGATGTAGCAGGAGAGGAGAATTATATCCACCCATGGCAACGTGCTCGTGACTATGTTTCAGGTGTCTTGACTGATGAAAGCGAATTTACTGACTATTTTAGCGGCACCATGTGCATGGACGGGCAGGATATAAGAAATAGTTTTAGAACTATATCTGTTAATAAAGCGGACGGGTCTTGTAATGGATCGCAAACATTTGTGGTTTTACCAACTTCTAATAGTGGGACTATAGAAGATTTTGAAGCTACTGTGGAGCAGTCTTTATCCGATAGCCCCTATACTACCGTAACGATAAATGGTACAATTCGAGGATTTGACGATATTTCTAACTCAGGATGTCCTACTTCAGCCAAGGATGGTGAGGATAAATTTAAAGTAGCGAAGACTAAATGGGACCATACTCACAATGGACTATACTCGAGGGCTGTGAACGCGGTGACCAACTCGCATCTAGCGCATAAGTCGATTCGCCCTCACCCTTATTTGTTACATCTAGTACCTTTAGGTGCTTCTGTTGGCTATAATCCTATAGCCGGTACTGTTTCATATAGTTATGCATATAACGATAGATTGGACTTTGTAGATACAAATGCAATAAGTGAAACTATTACAATAAATTATAATCATAGGCCTGACTTATATGCTTCCATTACCATATTAGGTAGAGGAGATAAAGGGCCATTGTTGCAGAACTTAAATACTACAGGACCTGAAACCGAAAGTGTTTCTGTTGATGTACTATATAAACCTGAAGCAATTACTGCTGGAAGTCGTGCTAGGCCTACGAGTTGGGGAAACCAATATAATACTTTATTTACAACTCCTCCGGGTGGATTTCTTACTAGCTCAACTGAAACTTGGAACCCACAAAATGGACATTATACTAAAAGTATGTCTTGGGAAATTGGAGAATGTTAGATTAGTTAGGAGCGTTTAAATATGGCATGTCCAACTATTCCGGGAGCTAAGTTTCTTGGCTGTAGCGTTGTTGATTTTAGTGCTTCGGCAGGATGGGGAGCGCAAAGCTCTGAGGTTACAATTAATCTAGTTGCAGATTGCGCAGAAGTTTTTATTCAGCCTCTTGTTGGTTCAGCTCACACCTTTAAAATTGGTGACGAAAATGGAGACTTTAGTTTTACCGGGTTGATACAATCATGGAATACTAGAGCTGGTTCCGATGGTCTTCTATATACCATAAAACTTATTTCTCCTCATCCTATATTGGATAATGCCCAAATTATCTTAGATAACTATCAAGATGATGTTAAACTTAAGAACATAATTAATGTATATGCCCATTTAGAATTTTTAACTGGAAATTGCGGTCAAAATTTCTATGGTAACGCAGTTTTTGGTTCTATGGCTCATGGGTTTGGTGGCTCTAGAAAAACAGCTCGTGGTATTCCATGGCCTTTGATTCGACATTCTCTGCAAGACTTAGTAGGTGGAGGTGAAAGTTCAAATCCAGTATACTGTAAAGGGTTGGAACTTGCAGGTGTTCAATATATTTTAGATATTTCAGACATTCCTTTGTCTGATTATAATTATCGTCTTATTGGGCCTACTATGTCTTTAACTGACCTTATCAATCAGGTTTGTGAGGACGCTGGATGTGATTATTATATTGAGCTATTAGATCCTAATATGAGTAATGCGGCTGGAATGCCGGTAGGTATTATTAAGGTTGTTACTATAACAAGACAGAATGTTCCGGCGTTGGGCGCAATTTATAAGTTTGTAAATGAAGATCATAACGGGCAAGTTATTAGTAACGCTATAGGCCAAGAGCTACGTTCAGAAGTTAACAATGTATTGCTTATTGGTGGAAAAGTTAAACAATATTATCAGTGTTGGAATTCAAATCATATGACTCCTTTTTGGGGATGGAATACACAAGGATTTTTACTCAAATCTTTTCATACAGGCCAACCAAATGGATGGCAGGTAGAATTAGACTTTCGCGCTATTAACTTAACTCTTTCCACCCCCACCGGTTTCACATTCGGTTGGGTTGGTGAAAATGAATTACGTGCTGCGGCAGGTGACTATGAAAGCTTTCAAGCATATATTCTAAGCGGTACTGAACCGAGCAGCGTTCTTCTGCAATATTTAAGGGACAGTCTGAGTTTATCGATTCCTTTTGACAGTAAAAAATGGGCTCCAAATGCAGTTCAAGATGCTAAGATTAATGCTCCAGATAATGATAATACTGGCGATCCAGCGTCTAGCAGTATTAGAGACGCCAAGGCTTTGCACCATTGGTTAAATTCTTATGCATCTCAAGTCTATGGTAAACAATTTGTTGCAGGTTTTACGATAGGGACAGCAGTTTGTATATCTAGAGACTCTGAGACTGGAGAGGTTATATATAGCGATGAAGTTTCTACTGATGGTGGATGGGCTAGTGCTGGCTTACTCTGGCAGAATGCTTCCGACATTTTAGGCATACCTAATCCAAGCGCACAAGCAGATCGCTTTAAGGATTTGACTGGTAAAGTACAGCCAATGGTCATGTTTGATGGTGGTCAAACTCAAATTAATACTAAAGGTCTTAGTAGTGACGATTATATTGTAGATGGGAATAGAATATGGATCAAGGCTACCGTACATGATAAATGGATATGGGGAACACCGCTCAATCCAGATGGTACTGCAAGTACGATTTTGTGTGCTCTGGTAACTATATCCAATCCTGTTACTAACGATGAGTGGACTGAAAGCTCAATGTCGTCATGTCGTCCTGTGGATAGTTTTAATCCTAACGGTCTTTTGAATGTTGATCCTGTCGTTTCATATCAGGGCAGTGATGTTGGTGTGGGTAAGTACAATGTGGGTGGTCAGAGTCAAATGATCAGTGCTCTTGGCGACTCTTACATGACTTTCCCTCGTGCTATGGGAGTTCCAATGAAAAGTAATACCACTTCTTATGCTCCGTGGTGGAAGGCAGGTGTAAGTGCCGGTACTACACAAGTAGAAGTGGATGAGGGTTTGACACCGTGGGAATATGGTGGTTTTAATGCAATGGCTGCTGCTGGATGGGCTAAAGTAAGTAACGCTTGGACGCAGCAACAAATGCTAGATCGTGGCGCCGTTACGATTCCCGGTACACCTTCTCTATCTCTAGCTCAAAATATTGATGGTGGTGGTGTCTTAACCGCACGAGGACGAATGGTGGCATCAGTACCCGGAACCAATCGGACTTATTCCTATTATAGTTATCAGTCTAGTACCCGCAATGGAGCTGCTATTATATCCAATATTAGTACTTCCGCAGGTGAGGGTGGAGTTACTACCACTTATACTGTTAATAGCTTTACTCCTGTTTTTGGTAGGTTTTCTAGACAAAATGCACAACGAATTAAACAAATTGGATTAAATAGACAGAGAGGGGAACGAGATCTCAGAGCTAGTGCTGCTTTAAGAAATTTACTTGTAGCATCCGAAAACCGTACAAATTTAGCCAATGCAGCGTCCGCAGCAGCCGAAGATATTTCTAAGGGAGCTTTAGCTCCTAAAACTCCTGCGATAACATTCGTTGGTAAAAGAACTGGTCATGACTCTGCATCGCATCAACGAAATCTCGTTGTTGCTCCTACCAAAAACGATATGGTTTATTATGCGAAGTCTGAGTTTCAAAAAACAGCAGCCGTTACTATGGATGCGATATTTAGGCCTGTGCAATCACCCGGTAGTAATGATGGTGGTTTAGCGAAAGTAAATACGAATGATAATGAATGTTTCCTTACTAATAATAGTCAAACTACTGGGCCTCCTCCTCCCATTATAGACCACAAACCTTTAAAGATTACTGCTAAATATCTTGATTTTCTTACTAATCCAAAAGATGATGGTGATTTTACATCCTCCACAAGTTGGATTAACTCTAACACTACAGATGATGGTGGTCGAGCATCTAGTAGTACTAAGGGGCATGATATAGAAGGTGTGGCGAGAGGGGTTGCGGGTAATGAATGGGGTGGCGATGCTCCCGGTAAATTAGCAATGCATAGTGGTGGACAAACGACAGATGATGGCACCGTGATTCATGATTACAATGATAAATATAGATTTATGGCCCTTCGCGGCCCCTTAATGATACATGGGTGGGGATATGACGTTAATGGTAAGCCTATTCCTAATGAGAACGATTCTGCTCCCGACTTTCAAGATAATTATGAAGACTTAACAGACAAATTTAAAGACAATTGGTTAGAGAATTCTGATATGTGGCCCGTTGCTCCTGTAGATTTACGGTTTGATCGACACAGGGGCGTATGGACTACGCCGCCCGCATTTCGACTTTATCAAGTCGCGTTTACTGGGGGAGAGTTACCGGCTGGAGGATCCTCTATTGGTGACGTAATTAACTATAAGGATGACTTACCAGACGATCCCAAGGTTGAGGTACATAATTGGACCAAGAGCGATATTGAGTCGGGGGCTGTGGCATTAGCATATTATGATACAGCTGCTTGCGAATACTGGGTTATTCCACCGGCGTCTGGATCAAGTGGTGCTGGTATGAAAGTTGGCACAGAAAGCTGTTCGGGTTTTGATCCTCTAGCATCTATGTCTTGTGAGTCTACAAAATGTATTGTGTTTGGTGGTGGGATCAACGGTGATTGGGCTAAAAACGATGATGATGATCCATTGGTTGGGGAGACTTTCGTAGTTACAGGTCCTAAAATTCAATCCCAAGGATGTTCAAATTTAGAAAGTGGTACGAGTGGACAACCGAAAGCTGCCGAACATTTTGATTCGCTTATAATTGGTGCGGGATTGACAATGGAGGTGAATAATTGTGTAGCCAGAATTGGTGGTCCTAAAATCAATAAGGAAGGGTGTAATAGTTTAAGTAGTGGTTCAAGTGGTGAGCCGCAAGAATTCCAAACATTTGAAAAGCTTACGATTGGACAAGGATTAAAGTTAGAGGCAGATGGGTGCCTAGCAACTATTACAGGCCCATCAATTGCAAGTGACCAACCCATTCCGGCCGATGCATCTGGTTGTAGTGGTACGGGCACTTATGCTACTGGCACAGGCTCTTATGGTTTTACAGGTGTGTGTACTCCTACTGTAGACAATCCGCAACCATTTGAGACTCTTGTGTTTTCAAGCGGATTGACGGTGGAATATTCCGAGTGCGTAGCAACAATTACTGCTAGTGGAGGAGGTGGTTGTACAAGTGGCATAACTAGTGGTATTCCATTTGTTTCAGATGTATGCTGTAGTGGTTCTCATTTTATTGCTATAAAACAAGAATTTTCTTTTCACAATGGATGTTTAACGGGTGTGACAGAAGCCGGTTCTTGTCCCACTTGTTAATAATATTATACGAGAGGATAAAAAAATATGGCTGTTACCGAGATTATAGGATCTATGCTTCCTGATGGGTCTGAGTTTACTCAGCCCTTAGAATCAGAATATGTTCCTCATGATTTGTGGAAACAAGAATGTGAAGCAGCGATGACTGCATGGAAAGTTGCTTTTGAGGATATTTGGCCAAATCTAACTGTAAATTTTATACCGGCAGAAAATTCAGACGATGGTAATGAGCTTCCCAACCAAATTGCTCCCGGCGATATTTATGATCTCCCACATGAAAAGGGTTTGGGTGATATTAGATTTGCTATGCATGGTCCTATCTCTGCCTTGGCCTATGCGTCATTTCCTACAACTCCTTCAAGACTAGGAGAGGTAGGTACTATTGGTGGTGATATACATTTTGATCCTACCGATAGTTGGCGTATAGATACTGATACTACAGAAATGGCTTACAGTATTCGTAGGGTTGCCGCACATGAGATTGGTCATTCTTTGGGTTTGTCGCATTATCATGGTAATTGGCAACCTCAAACAGATAATAATGATAATCCAGTTCTTAACGAAGGTGGAACCCCAGCTTATATAGGACAAGATAAGTTAATGTTTCCTGTTAGTCAGCACTCATACAATTTAGATGTTACTATAGATCAAATAACTAAAGATGCATTGAAAGCTTTATACACTGCTTCGGATGCGAGTACCAATTTAGATGGTTGGGATCGTACATGGTATAGATGGGAAAAAATAGCAGAACAAATTGAAAAAAGTAATAATGAAAATATTGTAATAAATATTACTTATAGCTATATGCCTGAAGGTATTCCTATCTCGGTAGATCGAAATATGATAGCCACTGATGGAGGCCCATTAGAAGGTTGTTGTGTATGTTGTGGTGCAAACCAAGCGAACCTGTCTTCGAGGAGGGGGCCACCTCAAAGAGTAGTCCGGGGTAGGGATAAACAATGGGATGGAAGGAATAGTGTGGGAACGTCTTGTTATTGTGGGTGTTGTCCGTGTAAGCCCGACGACTTAACATTTCGTTTACTTAAATGTGAAACAGTGTCTATTAATTATGACCAAGGGGAATGGGTTCGTGGTGAGTGTGATGCTTTATCTGGCGATGATGGCATGGAGTTTACACTACAAAAGGAAGGAGGACCAAAGCAGTGTAAGGAAACACAGGATTATTTAAAAGTGAACTGGGAATGGAATGAGGGCAGGATCACGTTCCCCGACAAATTTGCTCGCGGTTGTCAAGGCTATATTGATTCCGAAGGTGATTATATGCAAAGTGTCGGTAATATGTATCAAGATGCAGAGGAACACCCGGAGAAATATCAAGAGGCTTGGGGTTTTTCAGGGGTGTTATGCGAAGGTATGATTACCACGCCTGACAGACCAGCTTATACTTTTGGGGAGAGCGAGTGTTTGGGAATGGGTATCTTATCAACACTATGTTGTTGTAGAACTGGCAATAATAGTAACTATTTGGAAGGGCTAACTCCCAATGAGATAGCCGCTATGGCTAACGGTAGTAGGCTTTGGGACCCGACAAGAGAATATTACCCTTCCAACAAAGTGAGAGAGTTTGCCACAGCGGGAGAAGACTACAGGTGGGAAACCAATCCTGTGTGGGAATGCGTAAAGAAAGATCCACGAGATTTAACCACTCGTCAAACCCAAGGATTTAAAGCGGTAGTTGACGGAGAAACGATTTGGGTAAAGCTATATGATAAATGTTTTGAGGGTAGTGAATGCCCTCCAGAAATTAGCGACGATAGTATACTACGCAACGCATGTCCGTTCGTGCCACAGCTGGATGGGACGAATCATGCCGGTACGAACAAGGACTTTGACGACGGGACGTTGCCGCTAGATCCGGGTCAGGTACATTACGATCAGTATGAAAACTGTGATTGGGAATATACAGATCCTGATGGGACGGAATACAATTGGGAATATCTTACACCTACAAGTCCTCTTGAATGTAGTATGGATTGTTTTAGTTTTAATATTCGACCTGATGAAACAAAATATGAATATAAATATTTAAAACCAGTAGTAGCAGATGGTCTAGATGGTAGGCCATTAGGGAATTGTGGAGGAGGCGCTGGATATACGGCGCAGGAAGTTGGGCAACCCTTTACTCCGGTGGGACAACCGGCAAACCGTAATCAATATGCAATGAGTACTGGTATTATTCACTCTGCTTGTTCTCCATGTACTTATAAACAAGGGACATGTTCGCACGATAACTACAAAAGAATATTTGATCCGTCTATGCCTCTAAAGGGTACACTGGACTCGGTAGGCTTAGGCTCTACATATGGAACTATTTCATATGACGAAACTCCACGAAATACTTTGACAGATAAAATAGGATTTCATTATATAATTAGTGGTCAGTGTCGGGATAACGATTGTGACAATCCACAAGAGTTTAAACTCCTAGTAGGAGGTGCGTGGCAAATACACTGTGATTGTCAAACTGGAGTTATTAATACGGGTGTTAGTTCACAAATGATTGGAGGTGTTCATTATGAGAGGGGTTCTTCATGTTATCTTAGGCCGGAGTCTCCTATCTGTATACAAAATACTAGCAATAATGCTTGGATGTATGATTGTAAGGAAGACGGTTGTAAATGTCTTGGTAATCCACAACTCTATGGTCCACGCGCTGGATTCACTGATAGAGGTTTAGTACTTAAAAATGCTGAACTACCCTGCACCCCCATAGATGGGGCTGCTGGTGGTGTTATGTGGGCCAACGTTCCACAAGTTGATCTGTACTGCCCAGAAGACAATCCCACTAACGTTAAGTCGTTTTACACAAATTGTAAGGACTTCCAAGAGGCCGGCAGTTACTTTCACGAATTGTATCGAGGCTGTATACCTACATATTCTAAAGACGGTTGGGAGATAGTAACCGACCCACACCCCCATGTCTCTCAGGCAGTTATGCCGATAGGAGCCGGTGCAGCCCATGAAGACCCTGACTGGGTATGCGACGGTGTGTCTTGGGCAGATCTAGATTGGCAAAATGGCACAGTAGTTTCATCGGCAGGGGCAGAGGGTTCATTGCCGGGTGCTTGCGGTTACTCAGAAGGAGATAAACAGTGTTGGTTTAATCCTTCTATGTGTCCTTACACTTTAGATTTCGGAGCCCCTTTTGATACATATGAAAGTCCTTTTGTATATGGGCAGGACGGAGCAATATGTGGAGATAAATTTCTCAATGGAAATCCGGGAAGATTCGCTGGTCTAAGTTGTGGGTGCGGCCCCGATGGTAAATGCGCCTCTTTTTGTGAAACAGCCACTCCTGTCTGGATGTTTTATACGGGTATTATAGAAGAGGCGGCTGATGCTGGCGAACTACAACCTACCCGTATGTGTACTTATAATATACTGGCGGAAAGTTATGCGCAAGCAAACACAGAAAACATATAGATTAATTAGGAATAAGGAGATATAAATGGAAAACGTCCAAAAGCATAGTGAGACTATACCTGACTGCCAATGTAACGGTCCCGGTCATTGTCCGGTGTATAATACACATATGACTCAAGCAAGCTATAAAAAGTGTAAACATAATCGATTATGGCGTAAGGATTCGTTACGGTTTTTTAATATCGTTAATTCTTCTGAATTTCAAGCAGAGATAGAAAAAACGTCAAACTATCAGAATAAAATCGAATGGGAAAAATCATATATGGAGGCTGCGATAGAACAAAAAAAGCAGACCGATGAAGCAATGCTTGCAGCAGAACAGGCATATATCGCCACTCGTAAAAAACAAGAACAAGACTATCTGGCTACACTAACACCAGAACAACAAAAAGAATATCATATTAAAAAAGAAGAAGCTATAGCTTATGAGCGAAGTCAACAATTAGTTAACTATGAACTGAATGAGGTTATTTCTACCATGGCACAAGAAGGCATTACCCCCGAAAATTATGAAGAAAAAAAGGAAGGGTTAGGAGATGCAATAAGTAACGCTTTATCCAAGATAGGGCTTACAACTGACGCTGTGGAAACATTACTAGGAACTCACGGTGGATGTGGGTGTGATAAAAGAAAAAAGTTTTTAAATAAAATACTTCCCTTTACTAGAAAAAAAGAGTAGTGTATTGGCTAGAAAAAAACGTAAAAATAATAATACAGATAATAATTATACTTTACAAACAACGTTACAGCCCAAAAGCCCCAATCAGTCTCAATATTTGAAATCCATTCATCGTTCAGATGTTGTATTTTGTTCAGGCCCCGCAGGTTCTGGTAAAACCGCTATTGCTGTTGGCGTAGCTTGTCAGTATTTACTAACTAAACAAATTGAGAAAATCGTTGTTGCTCGTCCAACTATTGAATCGGGTCGTGGTCTTGGTCATTTACCCGGAAGTTACACAGCAAAAATTCAGCCCTATCTTATACCTGTCTTAGAAGAAATGTCTAAATATTTATCATCGGAAGCATTGCGTGTGTTTCGTAATTCTAATACTATTGAGTTATGTCCCTTAGAATATATGAGGGGAAGAAATTTCCATGATACGTTTATGATTTTAGATGAAGCTCAAAATGCAACATTTGATCAAATAAAAATGTTTTTAACTCGAATTGGTCGTAACTCTAAAGCTATAATAAACGGAGATCCTGAACAAACAGACCTCTATGCAGATATGAAAGGAGGTTTTGAAAAATGTATAAACAAGCTCGATGGATTAGAAGGTGTATCAATATGTTGCCTAGAAGGCACCGATATAGTACGTAACAATATTATAGCTCAAATCTTGAATCGGCTTCATAAATGAATGGTAATGGCCCCCTACGAGAAGATAGGACTATAGAATATCAAATTCGAAAATATCAACGAGCATTAGGAATGGTTCAAAGAACTAATTATAAAGCAGGTCACTACCGACCGGGGCAAGCATTGGGTGGTGATACTGTTAAGAGAGAGCATATACTTATATATGCAAATAAAATTATTGATTTAAAAAAAAGATTGTATGAATTGACTGGCAGATGTTCTCCATTACGCCCCAAATGGCCACTTTAACTAGCCTTTCCAAACAGTTGTTCGAGAGTTTTATTAAATTGGGGGTAGTTGAGGTCGCTATATTTTAAAACCTGTCTACCAATGTTAGATATGGCAATTGTATGGGCTACTGCCGCAATAGGAAACCCTGTTGCTTTTTGCATTGCAGAGAAGCGAGAATCAGATTTAATCACTTTTTCAAATGATAGATCGTCTACTCGTATCTGAATTATTACTAAATCATCTTGAGGAGGGCAAGTTTTTTTAAATATGTCTATAATAGATTGGTCGTCGAGTCCACTTTCATGAATTAAAAATTTAACTATTTTATGATGTTGAGGATATCTAAGAGTTTTATATGAACAGTTTAATACTCCGCGATTTTGCATGGTTGCAATAGTATGTGCGGCTCCTCCGCTTGTATAAAAGCCTTCAAGGGGTCCAACGTCCGTATCGATTGGATATTCATAACCTTCCATACCGTTAACACTTACTTGTTCTCCGTGCATTAACACAATACAACGATCACGATATTCATTCACAAGACCATCGTGTGACCAAGTGCAACTATATCTCAATGTATTATTCGGGTGTTGTGGCAATCCCCCCACCATCATTTGAATGTTATGGGGAGGTTTGTCATATTTAGATATGTATTCTTGATACATATTCTCAGCAATGATATTTGTCCATCCGGGGGCTAATCCTAAATCGGTCATTATAACAGTAGTTGCTTGCTGTTTACCAAAGTGATTAATAGATCGACTTGTTTCTACATTACCACCCAAGTCACAATAAGTAATTCCTTCAGATATACAGAAACGTGCCAATGATAAATTTTGATGAAATGGCAATGAAGAAATAACTATTGTACAATCCTGTAGGCATTGAAACAAGGTACTGCGTACAAATTTGTGTTTAGAAGATAAAAATTTCTGACATTTATATAAAGATTTTTCTTGCCTATCTAAGATAATTAATTCGTAACCTAGTTCTTGCATCGCCCAAGCAATTGCTGTTCCCATTTGTCCTGCACCAGCAATACCTACTTTTATCTTGCTCATAATAACGAACCTTCAGTAAGTATTTATTTTTGTGATAACGCCGCTGCTTGATATAATCCGTTAGATACGGCAAATAAAGGCTGTTGGGCATGTCGAATATCAGAAATAGGAATGGGAAATTCATCATCAATTAATTCTCTTAACCTCTCCACAAAACCAATAACTAAAGATGTACCACCGGCAATTACAATAGGCATTTCCATGGTAACATTCGGCAGTTCTTTTTTAGGTGTTCTTTCATATAGTACTTTAAACTGTTCTACTACATAACTAAGTAATGATTCATAGTATACAGAAATGGCTTGTTGAATTCCATTGGTAGAATCGTAAAGGCTGAAGCCTGCTTTTTCTTTGATACTTGTTACTACATTGTGTGTTTCGTCAGTATGCTGTGCTGCGTGTGCATCTATCCAGTCTCCACCTCTACTAAGACTAAAGGAAAATACTGGCATTCCCATAAAGGAATAAACAATATTGCACATTCCGGCCCCAAAACTCATACCAATACCAGTATATTGCGTATCTGCTAGTTCGGAATAAATAATAGCCAACCCTTCGGTCATTACATTAATATTTTTATATCCCAAATCTGCAAAAACACCATTAAGAATTTGTTTATGATATTCTACATCATAGTCAGCATCGATAGGTTCAGCAGGTACGCAGTAATATAATATATCATTATCTGACGTAGGACGCCCCGCGACAGCTTTTACCAATTCTCCAACCATAAGATTAGATACGGGCTGTTTGGGATTTAACACACCCTTAGACATTGGACGTAAGCATTCCTGATGAAATAGACTAGCAAATTTAAAGGCGTCATCACCTAATACATATATAATATCGTCCACTTTGACATAATGCGCTCCTGAATTTTTTAACATATTTTCACCAAACTGATTGGCTGCTCCTTCTAAAAATTTTGAAGGATTCAATTTGAAAAAGGCATCTCTAATTTTTCTAAATTTAATTTGATCGGCTTCTTTTTCTGCGCACGAAATAAAACCTGTGCCAATATCTACGCCTATAGCACGATGGTTTGACGTAGTGGGTATATTGTTATCACTCATGGAAAATACCTCATATATTTTTGGATGATATGACTCTACCTCTTGACCATAGTAATTGTGACTTTCGTTATCAGCTACATTTACAACCGGTGGTTTGGGAGGTTGAAAATTGTTTCCTCGGTCTAAATCAATAAAAGTCTCTTGTAATCCTGCAACCTTTTTAATTCTTTGTCTCATGACTATACACCTCGCCTATGCGTTGATCACCAAACGAAGTTTCAATTTTAGGAGCTTTGAAATTGATAGCCTTATTGGCTAGATTCTGCATTTCGTCCTTATTATCTACTTGGCTTATTTTTTTTTGTTTATCTATTTTTTGTTTATAACCATGATTAAAATATTTATTGGCCATATATATACTTATAATGGTAAATATAAAAGGCCAAAAAGAATATGCTAAGCTTTGTAAAAAAATTTCAAATGCCTTAGTAAACATTGTATTGGCCCTTTGACACTGTTGATATTATTAGATATCTTTATTTATCTTCATTAATTTTAACTTTTATTTGTTCTGATTGTTGAATGTAGCCATCAGTCGAGCACAACCGACATGGAATATTCCACAATACTCCTTTTCCGTTGCAAGAGTTACATACTGTTTGTTGTATCATGACAGGGCTACGAGGGTCTGGGCTCTTATGCTTTACCGTTATAATACCAGCGCCTCGACAATACCCACAATGTGTTTTTTGTTGTCCACCTTGACCATTGCAATCTGGACAGAGTTTGTTTCGTTTATATGATATGGTAGCTGTTGCACCTTTTTTAATTTGTTCTAAGTTAGCTTTTAAATTAAATTCAATTTCAGAATCGGTTGTATTATATGTTACGGGTTTTGGTTGAGGTTTGTTTGTAAACTGAGAAAAAATATCTCCAAACGGATGACGGTCTTCTGTAAATAAATCGGAGAATTCAGCAGGGTTTATATTGTGTGGATTGGTAGCGTGTTGTGGTGGGACAGTCTTATTGTTGGATAATATATCATATGCAGATTGTACCTCTTTAAATTTACTTGCATCACCCCCTACATCAGGATGGTGTTGACGAGCCAATTTAAGATACGCCTGCTTAATGTCTTCGGAGCTAGCATTTTTTGCTATTCCTAATACGTTATGAGCATCCATAGGACAGCGCCTTACCTAGTGTCTAATATATTATACACTAAAGGGTTATGATTTGGGCTTATAGATAAACCATCCCTTATCTGGCAAATATCCACGATTTTTGTCAGCATACACTTTTTCATTAATACGCTGTTCTTGCTGTTTTGTAGATAACTGGTCCCATTTGATCTTAGGAAAGATAAGGCCGCCCTTTTTAGTACGTCCAAAGATCAGTTTAGCTCTACAATCTTGACAGGTAATTTCCAGCCAATCATTGTCGGAATTATCTAAACGACATACAAACTTGAAATTTGTCGATCCACAAGCCCCACATCCCCTATATTGGAAAATTTCTTGAACTCGTGCAATTTGTTTGAAAAGTTCATCTTCCTGTTCTGCTTCCACATCAAACCATAGACTATCAGTGGCTTTTATTCTAGCTTTCATTTGGAACTCCCATAAAAATTAGTTTTCCAGTTATCGTCATATCCGACACATGGCTTAGGAATATCTTTTGGCGTTCGTTGCAAGTCGGATAGTTTGCTAATTAACAATCTGCCTTCTAGATTTCTAAGGTCATTAATTTTTTTAACTTTGTATTCTGCGGTAACAAAAGGTACTACACCAATATCCAGTCTTTTACAAAGCTGATTAAGAGCTAAAACCTGTTGATCATTTATCAATTCATCGGCAGACAACGCTTCTGATTCGTCTTCGTTTTGCAACTCTTCGGCGGTTACAACGCGAATTTTTAAAGCTCGTCGCAGTGCTTTACCCTCAGCTCTAGTGTCCGCAGTTGCAACTAAATGATCTTTAAATGGATAAGGTGTTTTGTGATAGAGAACATCCACACAACCATCTACGGATATGCTTTGTCCACTACCATATTTATTAATTGTTAGCGTATGACGAATAGTGCAACGTTGATTGTTTTGCGAGGTTGGTGTTTCGATGATATCACTTTCGGACTTTACAATTTCTCCAAAGCATTTTTCACTAATGCGACGTAATCCATCAACTGTAGGAGCCCCATTTATTAATTCACTATCGGATAGCTGGTCTAACAAATATTCGGACCATTCAGGATCATATTCCTGTGGTCTTTTATCATCGTTAAGATACGTAGGCTGATCTTCTACCATTTCTACCATGTCTGATAATTCGTTCGTAGTGTTCATATTTCGAAATACCTTTCATCTTCCTTTGGATAGTCCTGTTTAATATTATCTAATAACGATAACAGTTTTTTAAGAATATCTCTCATGTAGCGCTGTGTTAACGACTTATCTTGTTTTATTCTAATCATGACTAAGTCCCCTTGCAAGATTAGTCCTGTTTTTTGTTGATCTGCTTTAATATTTCGTGCTAAATTTTCTTGTCCCCATACGGGTTTAAAATGAGATGGTCCATCAACCTCTATTGCGGCTCTATAAGTGGGTAGATATAAATCGATCTGAAGGTTTTGGTTTTGTAGCCAATGTTCTTTATGGAACTCCACTTTAATGTTTTGCTTACTTAGTTCAGATAATAAAAAATGTTCTAACTTAGATCCTTTCCGACTACTTTCTCTAACTGCTTCTTGCGCTTGCAAGATTAAATTAGCTTTTTCTATTTCAGTTTTTCGTTCCCATGCTTCTTTACCAATCTGAGATCGGTGGAGCTTTTCTTGTTCTGTCAAACTATCCCACACCAAACCTTGCGATTCACTAATTTTTTCCTTAGTAGATGCAGAACGTTTGGTGCCAGCTGTAGGGTGTTTGGCTCGACCATTACTTAATGCGTTTTTTTGAGCGTCGGTTGCCTTTCTCAATACTATACCATACTTTTGTAGAACTCGTCGAATTTTATTTGGGTAAGTATTCATTTTTTCTGCAATTTGGTAGGTGCTCCATTGTTGCTTTTCATACAGATCTAGAATCTGTTTTTCGTTTTTATTCATTATTATCAATCTCTATAAGGGTTTTATAGTCCCATTGTGGCATAACATATTTTGGTTCTTTAAATAGCTCACCTATTAGTTTGGCGTGTGAGTCACTTCGAGCAATTAATTCAATATTATCATTTAGCAGTATAGGTTCAATTTGTTGAAATTGTAAATTTTCTATATATGCCCATTCTAGATGATACAAATATATGAATTTCTGTTTTACATTAGGAATGTTTGGTAAGCTTTGGGCTTCGGTTAAGTCGTCTGTAATAAGAATGTCGCTAAAGTAAAACGTTTGTATTCTAGGAAATACATTGGTACGAAGTGGTGATATTACGCTTGTCTGTATCTCATCACAAAACACACAGTGCTGGGTAGATGTGTTGTGTAGTTGTTGTATTGCTTTGGCCATAAAAAAATTTTGATCCGAATCTTTAATCGAAGCTTTTAGTATGCCGATCATATGAGAGCCTCCTGAGTTTTTAATAAATCGCTGGAAAGTTTAGGCTCTCCTATACTATTAAATAATCTTGCAGAGAATAAAAAAGATGTATTATAACAGGATGCTTTATATGATTCGTCAATATATTTTTTTCTAATTAATTCTTTATTTAGTATACTGTCTAGGTTGTGTTGGAATGCAGCAAGATCTGCACAATATAAAATTACACTATGCGTTGGAGATATAGACAAAGAAGGAATTTTTAAATATGCAGCATCCCAATAGTCACCACTATTACCTATATCAACCACAACCTTGGCAGACTTGAAAAAATTGGCTCGATCTACCATGCCTACTCTGCCTAGATAATTATGCAAAGAGACATGCTGCTCTCCTATAATTTTAGTTGGGTATTGATTAGCAATATAGTTTAATAATTCTATAATGCTATCATCGAAGACTACGGACGTAGTATCTATCAAAATCGTAGATTTTAATTTGTCTATATACTTTGCATTGTGTATATCAGGGATATTAGCCATGTGGGCTGGACGTATTATATTCTCACCTACTGGATTGGTTATACCCATATGCGATAGGTCAAGTATAGCGATTGGGGTCTGTGGTAGATTGTCTGTTTTTGGTATTTGATCTTCTGTAACTATTAACACATATTTAAAATCAAACTCTTTGCATGCCATAGCAAAGGTATTATCAATATGCGATGTGTGTAAAAATAGGATGTCTGGACGTGTTTCGTCAAACATGTCTAGAATAGATATTCTATTTATATCCCACATTATTACTGCAAGACTATCGTCATTGACAGATTGTACACATTGAGCAATATATTTCAATATGTATATAGGTAGATTTGGAATAATAATTTTCATAATAAAATTTCTTTAGCTTTTTCAATATCTTTAGAGTTATCAATGTCTATAATTTTAATATTAGGATTTTGTATACATTTAAATGAACCTCCTTTATATAAAATTTGATTAATAATTTCAAACCCAAATTTAGTATAATTTTTTTCATCCCAGCATAAACGCTTTAACAGCTCCAGTTCTTTATCCATAAAAACAGCCATTTGTCCCCATTTATACGGAAGGTCATACATCAGGTTGGATAATTGTTGATTCTTATCATCGATAATACATCCTACTTCATTTTCACCCATGTCAGGACCTGCTATTACAATACTAGATTCTTTACAGTCTAAGTCTTTAAGGGCTGCTGAATTAAATACAAGATCGCCATAAACAACAATAACTTTGGAAGCAGTAGCAACTACGCGTAACCCCAATCCTATACTTCGTGCTACATTTGTATCTTCGTAGCGTTCGTTTTCTATTTTCAAAATATATTCTGGTGTTTCATTCATTAACGTGGTCGCTTTAAAACCACATACCAATACTAATGTGGTAGGGCCTATATGTGTTTGTAATAGGCTAATTTGATTTTTAAGAATAGTCGAGTTTCCAATTTTTATCAAGGGCTTAGGCCCATACGATTTCATTCTACGGCCCATACCAGCAGCGGGAATAATAACGCCTATATTACTTTGTTTTTGTTGGGGTAATTTCATTTACTTTATTGTTGGGGTGTATTATGAATTGAAATTAAAGGAGATGCTATATGAAATATAATATTTTTTTGTGCAAGCCTATTTAATTGTTCTTGCAGTAATAGCTTTTCGTCAACAAAAAGAATTTGATCGGCAAGATTACTACGTATAAAAAATGGTATATTATTGGTGGTAGCATAAGGATGAATATAGCTATATCTCTTAAATTTGGACTCTATATATAATAAATCAGAAACAACTATACCAATATCGTTGCTTTGTTGAAAAAAATCAACTATTTTTTGCACACTATGCTCATCTGTATATTCATAACTATTTGGCATAAAGCCATATATACCAAAGTCCGATTGGCCTTGAGTAGAGCATGTTCGAATCTTAGTATTATAAAAGTCTGCATCGTTATTAAACCTAGACAACCCAATATCCTTAATATTGAATTCGGTAAATAGATTTCTATATGTTTGTTGAGGAATATAGCCGCGATTACCTTCGCCTACAGCAACTAAGATGTTTGGAGACTGGGACATAACTCCTCCACTTTTTGGATTAAATTAGGTGCATCGTCATAATGTATAATTTTAGTTTCAAGTGGAATACCAAAAGCATTGCCTGAGTGTTTGGCATGGGCTGCTTTTAATGCGCCCGCTCCAACATTTTGCGCGTTTGGTAATAATACAGTAAAAGCTTTCATATCGTCTTGTATAGATGCGTGTATCTCTTGGGAAAATGAGGTAGGGATAGGATAGCGAGCTTCGAAGGCTATATAAAACATAAACTTCATTTTTTTAGTGCTGTCGTATATTAAATCAATCACTTCTATATCTGTTTGATCAACCGCCTGAATTGTTTGCACCCTCCAATGATCGAAGTTATAATTTTGAAATAATAATAAAAGTTCGGGTGTCATAGGCGTAGCGAGATGCGAACGGTCTACCAGTGTCACAATCTTAGGTTTAATATCTTGTTCTTGAAGTTCAGACAGTCTGGCCTTGATATCTTCTATAGAATCGTCTCGACGATAGAATACAATCGCATGGTATGGAATTTTTAATTGTGATTTTACCTTTGATAATAACTCTTCGTTGCTAATGTTTCCATAAGTTTCTGTGGCCCAGTCTTGATTGCGATAATACACACAAGCTTTGCCTTCTATAACATAGGACGTGATATCGTCAGTAGTAATTTCCGAGATAGGAATATCGGCGTTCTGAAACTTTTCTATACGATTGGCATTACATCCTACTTGTATGTTGTCGTCATTATATTTGATAAACGCACAGTCTATGCAGAAGGTTGATGAAATAGGAACGGTTTTTAATTGTGATGAATCTTTTAACGTCATGGTCGTTTGGCCTTAATAATAAAGGATAAGGAATCTACATTAACATTGGCTTCTTCTATAATATATCCTCGTTGCTCTAAAAAGCTTTTTGTTTCTATGGCAGAATGGTATGAGATACATTCTGAGATAAGCGATGGCAATTTATCTATATTTATTGTCCCCCAATATAAAGCTTTAGCCACCTCTAACATATCTACACAATGAATTGTAATTACTCCACCATGGCGAATTTTACTAAGTACAATTTCTAATTGTTCTAATGGTATGTATTGTAATACATTATGCAATATTAAACTGTGACATACATTATTACCTATCTCATTAATTTGATCAATTGCTATATTGTCATGTTCTGCAATGTTAGGAGCATTGTTAGAGATCGATCTAATTAAATTAATTTTCATTTTTAAACAGCCTTCCTTATCTACTATGCTAATTATGCTACAGGATGATATATAGCTCTTTTAATCATATTTAGTGCTTCAGCCCATTTAGATATAAAAGTCTCTAGCGAATGTTCAGAAATAATTTTTTGTCGTGATTGTTGAGCAATTGCGATTCTTAATTTATCATTTTGTTCTAATGCATCTAAAGCGATTGGTAACTCCTTTAGATCGTTAAGTAACCAGCCGGTTTTTTGATGTTCAATATAGTTAGAGGTGTCGGAAGTATTTAAACATATAACAATATTTTCAGCTGCCATAGCTTCTAGTGTTTTAATAGTAATATTTTTATAGGTATTAATAAAATACTTAGTTGTATTTACTGTAATGGTTTGGTTATCATGATCTGTAGGGACAATGGTGTGAGCGTTGTTGATATATGTAGATATTATCGATCCTAATTCAGAAGCAGTGTTATTATCTAAGGCTATACCTGATCGATTATGATCCTGAGTCTCAAATTTTTGTACGTCAATTCCAAAGGGAATTAACAGTGAAATACTATTGGCGCCAAATGTCCATGACTGTTCAGTATATTGATCACTATAGATATATAGTTCGGCTTTTCTATTTAGGCGTGCTAAGTCAATAGCGTTTAGTTGTTCTAAAAGATGTTGGGGTCGTATCATCTGTTTGGAACACAAATCGACAATAATAATAGGTATGTGTAATTGCTTGGAGATTGTAACAGCCTGATCATACTGCTCAGCACGATCATAGCATATAATATAGTCCATAGGAGGAGAGATATGGTTTAGAACGTGAACATTAGAAGGGCATTCTTCGATTAGATTATTCCAAGGAGTTTGCGGCAATATATAAAAATTATGTTGTGTTTGTGCCAATAAACTGATATACTTTTCTGTGTTTTGGCATATTGTTAAAATATGAAGTGGGCTCTGAGATTGTTCGCGTCTGGTTGCGGATCGTATAAGATTTCTAACTATTGATATTGTTTGCATTTTGTTATATACTTATATAATTGTTAAGGGAGTTGTTTTCAAAGAACTGTTGTAATTCTTTATTGCTTTTTATTTTGTTATCACGCTTAAACTTATGTGAATAAGCCTCTTTCATAGTTTCTACAATAGACTTGACGATGGGTCGATACCATGACTCTCCAAAGGTATATCTATATAACCCGCTAGGGAGTGTATTTTTATTTCTCATACAAACCTCTTCATATGAGTCAACGCACCATACATTCTCATCTCCTAACCATTCATGTATGGCGCCGTTGCGATTAACAATCGGCATGCTATGGTATAGAGCCCCTTCAAGAACGTTGAAATTACTTGCCATAGAATATCCCAAACTGATCATACAATCTCCACCCCTGTGTAGAGATATTCGTTCTTCATCACTTAAAAAATTTCCCTGAGGAGGTAAAACGTTTAATAAGGGCTGAAATCTTTCTGGTGTGTTATATGCTATTTCTTTTTTATAACTATCAAAACATTGTTGTATCGCTTGACCGGGCAGTGCCGTATCTAACGCAACAACTAAAGCAACAGGATCTTGCGCGGTAAAAGTATTTAAATAAGCTGTATAAACTTCTTTAAATCCTGATTGAGAGTCCAATATATTACCTATATAATAAAAAATAAATTTATCTTTCAAATGAGGTGATGCATTTCGTAGTGTTTGTGTCGATGGTTGTTCCAATAATAGTTCGTTTAAATTTAATATGGGTGGAATAGCCCTAACTATAGTTGAGGTATTATAATATTGAAAAATATTTTGGAGTTGTGTTGCAACCACTTTACTATCAACCCATATCTCATCCATTAGGGACTCATGAGTTAATTCTGCTATTGGTATATTATTTGGAATAGTTTCTGAATGGAAGATACCAATTCTCTTTTTAAAATTGCCTGCATATACAGCAAAGGAAGGTAGCGTGTATTGTATCAATATGTCGTATTCATCATTTACTATATTTTCGGATAGTTCAAAATATTCATTATAGGTATTTGAAGATGTAAAGTATATGGGCCGAGAGGTTACCTTATGCTCACCGTTTTGTAAACACTTAAGTATCGCTCGACTTTTATGGCCCCATTCATCTTGTTGTCTATAGGGACCAATAAACAAAATGTTCATGTTGCTATTGTCCTCTGATGTCGTTGATGAGCATCTATAAGAAATTGTTGTGGAGACATATGTTGTTGCCCAGTACGTATAGCTTCTACAGTGTTATTGTTATCAACACGGGCTTTGTATTGCGTAAAAATTTGCTCTCTATCAATAGGCTCTAATTGTCCCGGACCCACTTTAGCCCCACATACCAAATTGCGATACATACTCATAGCTTCCTCTGAATAGAGCTTGTTAGAATGTCCTATTACATCTACAAAAATCCACTTTATAAATTCGCGATGTGACAAATTAGGCGGAATACTTGTGGGAATATTACGTATTTTAGCAGGACTATTCCAGTGGCCCTGTAAATTTTTAGGCTGATAAGAGTCAATATATTTTTCCCATACTTGAATACTACGACCCCAATCATACCTCTCTAGTGTAGCTTTGCGTACTTCTATAGATTGTTGCATACGTTCTTGCGATGTCTGTTGAAAAAACTGGACTAATATATCCGCAAATGCTTCATTGTCAGGATAAGCCCTTTCAGCATTAGTTTCCATTTCTTTAAAAAATGTACGTACTGGAATAGGATACCCTTTTGTAAGTCGAACCACATCATACATAGCGCTGTAGTCAGTAGCTGCGACTGGAATGCCAGATGCCGATGCTTCAACTTGAGGCATTCCAAACCCTTCACATATAGCATATTGCGCATATATATCAAATAGGTTATAAATTTTTGCAAGATCTTCTATTGTAAGTCCTAAAGATACAGTGGGACACACAGCAGATTGTTGCTTGCAGTGTTGACATTTTACGATAGCATCTTGAAAAAAATGTGGAAAGAAGTTTTTACATGCTTTGCAAATATACGTCATTAAGACTTTGCCACCAAGACGATGCTCTAGAATCCCATGCGATAGATCCCATCCTATTTTTTCAGGGTAGCTAGTATGTAAATATAAATAAGTCTTATTTGCAATCTCAGGGGGAGCTTTGTCCAAAAATAAACGAAAAGCTTTCATAAGCTCAAAAAATAATTTGCGTTTTTGATTACGCATAACTGTGCCGACGATAAAACAATCTGGGTCAATTCCCATGGATTGTCTATGAGGCATTTTAGGCATAGGCTTATAAATAGATGGGTCAATTCCCGGAGATGCACATCCTATCCAATTGATACTTTCTTTTCCTTGCTGTTTTAAAACTCGTCCTCCGTATTCAGAATAACTTAAAATGGCATCGCACTGAGAAAAGATATTGATCCATTCAGGACGTTGTGGAGCAGAGTCTACAGTGGGCATCCATACCCAATGGAAATATGGTCTTAATACCGAATGGGAAATCCAATCGTCCATCCAAGGATCTCGATAACTAAGTACGATATCGGGTTTTACATCAAGACAAACCTTATCAAATCTCCATGACCCAAACTGATGGCTAGAACTACTATTATAAAGATTATGTTCGTCTTGATTGTTATTCGCTGGTAGGTTTGAAATAAATAACCATGGAGTATCACGAGCATCGTTAAGACTGCCGTAAGAGGCGAATTCGACTAAGTTATATTTACCAGTTTTATGTAAACGACTCAGTAATTCTTTTGCATAGGTTCCAAAACCCGAATTTAAGTAATGAGCTTCAGCCATTACTAATACTGTTTTCTTATTCATAATGCACTTCTTTAATTTTTTTAATAGCAGACTGGAAGTTTTTTTTAATGTCTGATCGCGAACGACTTAGCTTATTAGCAATTTCTTTAAAATTATGCCCCTCTCGTCTTAATTCGATGATTTGTAATTCTGGCGAAGTTAGATTAGGAGGCAACAACTCCCAAAAAGGAGAGGGGTGGCAGTCTTGTAACAGCCCGTAATTATCACTCTGTACAAACTTGTGCTTAGGTGTTAAGGTTCTAATTTCCTTAATAATTTCCCACGTAATAGGATTCCAAGCATAGGGAGAAAATTTACTTCCTTTGTGTTTAGAAAATTTACTAAGAGCTTTCCAAAGCCCTATACGTCCCGCTTGTATATACGCTTCTTTGTCTTGATGGGTTTGTGGGTTAAATCTATTAACTATGGTTAATACCAATCCCATATTTTGTTCAATTAGATCTTCCATACACTTCCCTTCTATATTACTATTATAGTATCTAAACTAGATTTTTGATCTTAGAAACTGATTTTATTATGAAACTTCCCCGTTTTGTATCCCTACTACCAATCAGCAAAGCTATTTGTCCTTCTTTCGTATCTTTTTTATATTTGTCCCACTCATCGGAAAACATAGTAATATTATCCAAGCTGCATGTACCATCACTAATCGTGAGAAATGCCATTTTCTGTCCTTTGGAATTACCTTTTTTAATTTTCCACTCTCTTATATAGTCAATTTGAGCCGCAATACGTATACCTTTTTGAGAATTAAAGCCATCAATATACTCTTTACAGGTACAGTTAGCACGACTAGTATCATATTCATCAACCCTAGCACATGTTAATGCTACGCCTAAATAGTGTTCTTCTTTTCGGGCTTTCCACCCCGGTAGATCAACGAGATCGTACCCCGGATTATTTAAAGACTCAACTATACTTTCAACTACTTCTATGCGGTCTCGTCGAAATATGGGTCGCTTTCTATCTGACCAGTCATTATGATCAATCATAGCCTGAATACATTGCGATAGAGTCTTGTCTATATTGTTTTGTTTATACGTTTCTAGCCACGGAATTTCTCTTTTGCTTAATTCTCGAAACATTTTCAATTCATGCAACATCTTACTTCGGCTTACATTAAAGCGATCTAAAGCGCCGCTTAGAATAATAGCTTCAAATGAGTCGGCTTTAATACACAACCCAAAGAAAATAAGAAAAGTGCTCCAGCTACAGGTATCTAAATCGATTTGATGCTTCTGTAGACATCCTAACATTTTATCAAAAACTGAACCTCCTACTGTTTTGATTTCTGTAAGCCCAAAGGTGGGATTCTTATCAATAAGGGTGAAGTACTTATTCATTTTTTGAATATTGGGTGGCTTAACATCAATATCCATTACGCGAGCATTGTTAACTAATTCTTCTATTTCTAGGTAAGCATCGGGTTTGCCAATAGAATTTTTCAAATAGGAGGTAAAAAATTCATGAGGAAAATGAGCTTTTGTATATGCGGTTAAGTAGGAATTATATGCATAACTAACTGAGTGTGACTTATTAAAAGAATATCTTTGTGACTTTTCTATCCAGCTAAATATTTCTTTGGCCTGTTCTTTTGTTACGGTTCCTTTTTCTTCAGCCTTGGTAATAAAGTCTTTTCTCAGATTCGTCATTAAGCTTACATTCTTTTTACCAATAGCTTTACGGAGAATGTCAGCTTCCTGTAAGTCAAAACCTCCAATGTCTCTTGCAATTAGCAATGCCTGTTCTTGATAAACTAAGATGCCATATGTACTAATAAGAATCGGTTTGAGTGCATCATGAAAGTATTCTACTGGATCTATGCCATGCTTACGGTCTATGTAGTGCTGTGTAAGACTTTTACCATCGACGATAGCTTCCATACATCCGGGTCTGATAATAGCAATTAAATCAGACAGCTCCTCGATATTACGAGGCTTAACTCGTTCAGCCATACTTCTTCCAAGCTGAGATTCTAATTGAAATACACCCTTAGTATTTCCACTACAGATTAGATCCCAACTAGCCGTACAGTCTAGCGGTAATTGTTCAATATCCGGCGTATATTGTATACAATTATCCGCAATCTCAAAAGTACATCCGCAAGCAAATTCCTTGTTCATTTTGTTGACATTGCCCCTTTAAATTTTGCTACGCTAGATTGTCGTCTATGGAATTTAATAAATTGTGTTAATAGTTTTGCACTATCTATTGTATCAGAATATGCTTCGTGCGCCTGCTCAGCTTTCACACCAAAAAAATCTCTCATAGTATCAAGTCGCATATTTTTTGGTTCATCAAGATTTTCAAACCAATAAAATAGCAGGTCCATTAGATCCATTTTATTTACTTTGGCAAACGGCATTGGCGTTTTATGCTTTTTGGCTAACCGTTCACAAATAGGCAAATCAAAGCCAATAATGTTATAGCCAGCAGCAATAGGTTCTGTATACCAATTTCCATATGATTTTTCAATATGAAATTTTTTACAATATTCGCAAAAGTTTTTCCAAGCAATTTTCTCGCTTTTACCTTTCTTCCATGCAGCTACTATGTCAGCGCTATCAACACCACGTTGTTTAGCGTGCCACTCAATGGTCTTTTGACGTTCGTCTGTAAAGTAGTCTTCTTTTGTTATACCCGGAGGTTTAATGACAGTACTAAAAGCCTTATCTGTTTTGATTTCTAAAGTTCGAGGTTCTATAGGAACTGCCGCTAATTCGACAGGATTGCAAGTGTTAGGATCAGTACCATCGGTCTCCCAATCAAAAACTATAATCCAGCGATTATTCATTTTGCACCTTTATTGTTTGTTAAGTATAAGTGGAACTTCCATAATTTTATCTAGCATCCTAATTCCCAATACGTCTAATTTCAGCAATCCTACATCCTCGCAACTTGGTCCTTCAAATCCCGCAAGTAAGTCCTTCTCTCCTTTATTGGCTGACTTAACCATAGGGCACGTATCCGATATAGGGGATGGAGATACAACCACACCAGCAGCATGTTTAGATTGTATAATTTTTGTTCCTTCCATACGCATAGCTTGTTCAAAAATACGCGCCATTTTACCTTCCAGTTTTCCATCTTCTCCTATTTCACACCAATCTTTTAATTGGTCTTTTCTGTTTTTAAGAGCCCATAAAATTAAAGATGCTTCTCCTAACTCTTCTTTCATGTCTTGAAGTTCATCGGCAATTTTAGCTTCGTCCATGATATGTTTAGTAATTTCATTCTGTTCTGTAAATGATATATTTCCTCGTGCTTGCATTACCCGTTTGAGAGCAGAACGACCTTGTAGTGTTTGATAAGTAACAATTTGTGCTACGTTCGCTTTGCCGTACTTTTGTTTCATATAGTCAATAACTTTTTCTCTAGCTTCTTTAGGTACATCAAGATCAATATCGGGCATAGAGATTCGTTCTTCTGTGTTTCTACCCGCATTGTAAAATCTTTCAAAAACTAAATCATATTTAATGGGATCAATTTGAGTAATTCCGATCAAATAAGAAACCATACATCCTGCTGCGCTACCCCTGCCGGGACCAGTTAAGTAGCCTTCATGTTTACAATATTTAAGAATATCTTGAACAATAAGAAAGTAACTAGATAAACCTGCTTCTTCAAATACTTCTAACTCTCTATTAACACGATCTCCATAGCGTTCAAAGTCTTCAGTATTCTTTTGGACATGACCCATTTTTTCAGCCCATCCCAATTTACATAAATGTCGTAAATATTCTCGTGGATTATATCCGGCAGGGGCTTTAAATTCGGGAGGATTAGGTGCGCCTAAAATATTATATTGTTCACACATAGAGGCAATTTTAATTGTATTGTCTAATTCTTCATCGGTATGAAACATTTTCATGTCTTCATACGATGGTATATGGTAATTGTTAGAGGCAAAGAACGAGCTTAATGATTTAGATTTGCCTTCTTTTAATTCTTGTCGGACTTGTCCTATCGTCTTTTTTAAAGACGTACACAGTAGTACCTGTTGGTCTTCTGCCGCCTCTCTGGTAGGGTAATGAGCATCGGGAGTTGCAACACATGGAATGTCAGTTTGCTTAGAAATTTCTCGCAATCGTTCAGCGACTATACGAGCGCTTTCATTGTTTTGCGAATCTATTAATTGAATTTCAATAAAAAAATTGTCTCGACCAAACATGTTTTGTAATCGATGAGCTGCCTCACAAATAAACTTATCAGATTTATTCTCTAGAGCAACGTTACCCAAATAAGATCCTAAGTGACCACTAAATGAAATTAGATTGCCAGAAGATGCCGCCTCTCGTAATTGGTTAAAGTCAATACGAGGCTTATAATAAAATTGATCAGCATTATTAGATTGAGAAACCAAGCCGAGAATATCTTTCCACCCCTGTAGGTTTTTGGCTAACACTACTTGGTGAATTAACTTTCTATTTTCAGATGTTTTTTCTGTAACATCTTTCTCTGATAAATAAAACTCACATCCTAAGATTTGTTTTTGTGATGCACCCTTAAGAGTTCTGCAAAAATCTACAGCGCCTGATACTGTACCGTGATCGGTGAGCGCGCAAGTGTCTATTTCTATATCGTTTAGTCTTTTAGAAATTTGAGAGGCTTGTGAAAGTCCATCTAGTAAACTATATTCAGAATGGACATGCAATGGAACGTAGGTCATTTCCTTCTCCTAAAGTTGCGTAATTCTGATATCGGCACATTGTAACAATCGGCTTTAACCATAAACCCATTGGAACGATCAATCTCTCCTCGATTAAGTTTTTCTGCTTTTTCAAAATATTCATCGTGCTCTAACCATCCCAAAACCCATGCCCTTCCCCATTTTCCATTTACCCATTCTATACGAACAAAAGCGTATCGGTCACACTTCTGTTTAGTATTATACGCCGCAACCGAACACTCGTAGTGAGATTTTGGTGGAGAAGTGCATCTTTTAGTTTTCACATCATATTTAATATTTTTATAAACTATATCGTAATTATAAGTGTTAGTAACCTCTCCTTTTATCAGGGCGTTTGCAATTTCCTCTCCCAAAAATCCCGCTATATTTCCCTGTCCTCTCGTAATAGAGTTTTTCAACTTGCCCATTTTACGCGCTTTGGCCCATGCTCGTTTTTTCATTTGCGGCGTTATTTTAACTTCTATCAATTTATATCTCCTATATTTAAAAAACCCCGTTTAACGTTACATGAGCTTAAGCAAAGGCCGGGGTTCCACCTTACTTTTATGGCAACTCAAGGACCATTGTTATGTATTAATGTCCCGTTTATTCTCGAATGAGTTTAAGCAAAAGTCGGGACCACACTCTGCTTCTGGCAACTCATGACCTAGTTGTAAATTAAAGCCGCCTTAGCTGCTCATTGGTATTGGTGTCAGGCGACGGCAACCTGTACCCTTTGGCTACCAACGAAACCTAGTTATACTTCTCCCGGCGCTTGATAAGTTCCTATTACATGTTCGGGATGAGAACAATTATTAGTTACCCAATCAATTCCATATTTTTTAATCATATATCTCGTTTGTTCGCACTTGGTCATAGGTTGTCCATAAGGAGTTTTCTGTCTAGGGCGGTGTTCTTTTATAGACTCAACATGTGTATCTTCAAAAGTACTCATCCCTTGATGGCATAGCTTTGTACATTTCCATGATTGCTTAGGATCTATTTGTCTAATAGTTTTAGGCTCATCTGTATTCTTAATAAATTGAAATTTTTGCTTTAACATTTCTTCTGTGTCTTTTAAGTCTTCATCTTGAAATTGCAATGTAAATGCACCACCATCATTAATAAAAATAATAGTAATTATAAACGCTTTGACATCTGGAAACATTTGTTTCATGGCATAGTGATAGATCCGTAGTTGTGCGTCATTAAACAAGCTGGCTTGTGTTTTTTCTTTACCTGTTGCCCAATCCAGTCTTCTGCCAGTTTTCCAATCTATAACCTCATAAACCCCATCTCCTAAATCGGTTACAAGATCTATAGTTCCTTTCATGGCTACGTTACCAATTAATTTTTGGTCATCGACATCATATTCATAAGATGCCCAATCCTTATCGATAACAAAATCAAAGCGGGGTTCGGCAGCGACTACATTTCTATTACGAGGATCAAAAGACCCATCGTTAAGTTGTAGCGCTTTCCAAGCCCACAATTGACAATCTTTAGCATCTTTATCTGTCCATGTATGATGAGGGATGCGACTTGTGTAGTACTCATAAACTCTGGCGGCTATTTTGTTTAGATATTCTGGTTTATAATTACTAGTACTAACCCTACCAATATGCTCGTCTACAATAATTTTTTTACCGTCTTGTGCTCCCTTTTTAGCTACTGCACATATTTCTAATACTTTGTGTACGATAGTGCCTTTGTCGGCTTTTTTATTAGATGGACCTCTCCAACCTAGAGTATATTCCATATAATATTGCATCGGGCAAAATCGATGACAATTAAAAGATGACGATCTAAAATATACAATAGGGATCATATTTTATTTCCATAACGATCTTTACCTTGTAAATTATTTACTTCTCTCCAAACCTGACCCCATCCATCTTTGTTGTCTCCTTCCACTCTGGCGGCTTTGTCGTCAATATATAAGGCAGCGGCAGGTTTGCCCATGAAAGCATGGTGATATTTTACACCGTGTTTTGCTAGCCAATCAGTCCACTCACGATACCCTCGGTCGTATTGTAAGTGTATATTTCCTTGCTCTCGATCTCCATATCTGGCAGTATACAGAACGATAGTATATCCTTTCTCATATAGATTATTTACCTGCTCTATCCCATAGTGTAAAGGGCCAGCTTTGCTATAATCCCCACCGTGCGCTTTGTCTGCAATTACCCCATCACAATCTATACTTAAAACATTAGACGACTCTGGTAAAGGCATTTTAGCCTCCTATCACTTCAGTCATATTCGTTAAATCTTTAATAGCAAAATATATTTGTTTATTTTGTTCTGGAATAGATATATTGGTATTATCAATAACTAAATTACATATATCTAAGCATTTTTCAATATGAGTTTCGCTTGCGTGTTGATCAGCCTCTTTGTAGGGATTACGTTTCAAACCAATTACAAAACCTCCTTTATCTTGAATGGCATGAACTTCGTTTTCAAATCTTACATCTGATATTAATGCAATCTCAGGACTTTCTTGTTCAATTTGTCTCATGCATGCATTAATCCAAATACTTGGATCAAGACCCCTAAACATATCAGTACCAACAAATTGTAAAACTTCCCTAGCTGTCATTGGGCCGTTTGACGAACTTTCGATATTATTAGGTATTTGATCCCATGTAATATGTGTTGGAGTATTTTTTTGTTCATCCGTACCAAATACCCACTCTTCCTTAAGTCCTAATAATTCCACAGACAGCCTTTTTAACTTATCGGCAAATGCATACACCTTAATAAATTTGCCTAGCTCATTGTCAAATAGATTCGCAACGTCCACATATGGCGGTCTAAATGGAAACCATGCTTTACCGTCAATACATTCATTAAGAATATCGGTAATCTCAATTTCGCCTTTTTTTGATAGCCGAGTAGACTTGCTAATGCCTAATTCAGCAATTTTAAGAGCTAAAATAAAATTACAAGCAGTATTTTTACCCGATTGTTTTTTACCTGCAAATGCTATAATTTGAGTCATTGTGGTTGAGTTATCCTCCTTAAGGTGTCAATCATACCATCTGCTTCATCGATATCCTTTAGTAGTTTAATCGCTTCCCCTACAATGTCGGGATGTTCTGCTACACCCACAGACGAATTAAGATATCCATTAATATTGGCTGCGGCTCGTGCTCTTTGAGCAATAAAATGCGCTTCTACTGCCATTAGCAGTGGTTGTTGAGCGGGTGTTTGTTGAGTGGATTGATTTGTTGGGTTATTGGTTTCACTGTCCATTGTAAAACTTTGTTTAGCCATAAGACTCTCCTAATTTAGAAATTAAAGGTTTTATATCGTTGGTAACTACGTCTACATTCATATCTCCTATGTCATTTGTTTTTAATTTGGGAAAATACAAACGGTACATTTTAGAACATTGTTCATAGATTCTTTTAGCTCCTTTCTTACCTGCTTCATCATTGTCTAACAAACCAACTATAGATAACGCTCCTGACGTGTCTATAATATTTTTTTGATTATGGCTCAGGTGTGCTCCAAAAATAGCGACTGAATTATGAATTCCAGCCTCTTCTAGTCGCCAAACGTTTCCGGGCGATTCAACCAAAACCACCACTCCTGTTTTGGCTATATGCTTTTTGGCGTACCAATAATTATACAAGCAGTTTTCCTTTTTGAAGCCTTTTGTGTGCTTCCATTTTGGAAAAAAGTGACATTTTTTTTCAGGGTCATGATAGTGTTTACACTGTGAACATTCTGGATGAATACTGCGTCCGCTAAATCCTAAAATATATTCTCCAGACTCATCATAAATAGGGACAACGGCACGCTGATAAAGTTCCTTTTTAGGTCTTTTGCATGTGCCTACGTCATATTTGTCTAGGACTTCAATGGAATATCCTCGTTGTAAATAATAAGTGGCTGGAATTTCCACTTTTTTACGATATGTATCTATATCAAATTTAGTTTTAGTAATGTCTGGAGTAGTAAAATTATTAATTAATGATGCAAATTTTAATTTATCAGCACTGTTAGATTTCTCATTGGATTTAATGTTGCCAAAATTTTGCTGCGTAATATTTAATAAAAATTCTACCGTTTCATTAAACGAAGCTTCTTTGTCCCCTTCAGTTTTCCAATTATATTTTACCCTAGATAATCCTCCTCGCACCAAACTAATTAGAGAAGATCCAAAAATATCTTCGCATTGATGAGTTCTACACTTATAATGGACTCTAATATCTGCATTGTAGTAAAGATTTAAAGCGGTGGGATTGTCTCCTCCGTGAATAAAACATGGCGATTTAATTAAAATATTATTTTTATAAGATGGTTCTGTATCAAAATAGCTATAAATTTTATCAATATGATTAACAACTAGAGTAGTTAGCGCGTTTAGCTTAGCTTGATCTTTATACTTATACATATTATGAGAAGGGGATGTCATCGGCGTAGGTTCCTATATTGTCAGTGTCTATTATGTCGGTTCCGTCTTCTAGTTCAAATGCAGTTTTGCCTTCTATTAATTTTCCATACTTGCCAATCATATTAACATTAATATAGTCCTTATCTTGGAGTCCTTCTCCATGTCTCGCAATTAATGGTACAAGCTTTCTATTTCCGTTCTCAGGCCCGTCTTTTGCAATCTCTTCGTCAGACTTGTTTTTATAAATACTGAAGTTAGAACATAGCCAAATAATTCTGTCTGACCCGCTCGCTGTATCTGTTGACTCTTTAGTAATACCATCTCTATTGAGCTGAATAAAAGCTAAAATTGGAATCTCATATTTGATGGCAAAATTATGCAATCCTGTCATAAGGAAACCCAACGCTTGATATTCTTTCATGTCTCCTTTAATCTCTGACGATTCCATAATTTTTAAATAGTCATAAATTACTACGCAATCATTGGCTTTACCTTCAGCATTAATACCCACTTCTTTTGCAAGCCATCTTCTCATAATAGAGAGTTGGTCTTCAAAGGGTTTTCCTCCAATAGATTTGTGATAGTACGGAATGTCTTTTACATTTTTAGCAGTATCACGAATCTTTTGATTTTTATAACTATTTGAGGCAAACTTACCAGTTTCAATATCGCTGATAGCTACTTCAGTTAGCATAGCAATACCTCTATCCTGATGGTCTTTCCGTACCATTTCGGTATCCAAATTCAAGACAGGAATATTGAGTTCGCGCGCTATATAAATACCCGCATTTTCTGCAAATAAAGTTTTTCCCGTTTTAGGTCTAGCGCCAATTACATTAACTGTACCTCTCCTTAATCCTCCTCCGATAGCAAAATCATAACGACTAAACCCTGTAGGAATTCCCACTTGATCAATAGGATTTTTTGATAGCTCGTCCAATCGGTCTTCTAAATCCGAAAAAACTTTTTGTGGAGAATCGTCGCTATCGTTTAATAGAGAAGTAAATTCAAATATCGATTCTTCAGCTATCCCTAGTATTTGAGAGATCGGCTCATCTCCTACGACTTGAGCATAACGATCCTTAGTAGATTCTAATTGATCGTACATCATACGCGCAATTTGAAGTTTGCGTACTTTAACAGCCATCTTACGTACGTTATCTGGTAAGATCGGAAACTTCATTATACCCGACAGATGTTGTATTTCTTCTTTACTGGATACTAATTCATGTAAATTTAACTCCTTGGCTGATGATAAAATAGTTGGTAAGTCTATATTCGCAACCGAATCTTTGTCCATTATTCGTTTTAAACAAGCATAAATCATAGTATTGGATTCAATAGTAAAGCTATTAGCATCAACCAAGTCTGCTACGTCATAGTAGGCTTGTGATCCATACTTACATATTCCGGCCAGTATTGCTCTTTCGGCTGGCGCATCAGATAACATCATACGACATGTCCTTGCTTATTAATTCGTGTAGCAAATTGAATTAGCGTGCATAACCAATAATACGATAGCATGAAAATGGGTAATACTTGCAGCGATAACTAATATGTGCCAAATAGTATGAAAGTGATATTTACGATAGTCTAAAACAAGAAATATAGTTCCGATGCTATATAAAATTCCACCTATAATCATTAAATTTATAATGTTGGATGTTAAGGATGACTGTATAAGTAGAATCGTCACCGACTCTATCCATCCTAAAATTAGATATAACTTAACATCTACATTGTTAAGATTGTGTGAAAAAAGCAATTTAGAAAGACATCCCATTAGGGCCAATATCCACAACGATGTTACTATTGATACTTTAACTATAAACGGAATAGATTGATCGCGCAGTAAAAAGTACATAAAAGGCGTTGCTGTTCCCACTATGAGTAAATATATAAAAGCTTGGTCGCACTTACGTAAAAAAGTATTAATTTGTTTAAACATATACATATGTGACAGGCTAGAGGCGAGATATACCATAGTTAAAGTTATTGCATACACAACACATAAACTGGTTAGTAGTGCATTTGCATAACTATATGTCATATGCAACAGTATGTAGCCGCCGATAATGCTTAAAAGTAATCCTAATCCGTGTGTAATAACTGCTTCTAATTCTTCGCGCTTAGTGCGTAAGTTATGTATCATGAGTGTTTATCGGTTCCTTCCTCGACATATGCACGAATTACACTTATAGCGATCTCGTTCAAGGGGTATTAGGGATGGTGATATATTAAATGTTTTTTTACATTCCATACACTGTATTGATACTTTCTCATATTTACGTCCCGGTATCATTATACCATGTTTTTTGGGTTTGTCAAGCCCCTTTTTCTTATCAAATTTGGAAGCTTGTTTTAATTCTTTTTCTTCTTCGGGTGTTAATTGAAGATCATCAACTACGTCGGGCGTAGACCGTGTTGGAGGTTTAGATTTTTGCTTTTTCTTTCTTTTTCCACTACCTCGTTTTCTATTTCTAGGCTTATTGGTGGCCTTACCAAGTAGCGTGGTTAATGTTAACAGCTCTTCTTCAGATAAATTTTCTAGTATTTGTTGTAGATCTTTTTTTTTATCCATACTTAAAGGCCTTTGACTTTTGAACATTGATAAAAACATCGCTAACATTCTTAATAGAGGAAGATAAATAATTAAGACGATCAGCCCTCTGTTGAGCATATCGTTGGATATCTGCTATCTTACTAGTATAGCCATCCTCTTTAACAGCTTGGTTAAATTGACTATCCCATGAACCTTTATAAGATTGTTCCCTACCAGACACACACGTTTTCAAGGTTTTAGTCGCCCAATTAACACGCGCTATTTCCCTGTTATAAGTTCTTTGTATGTGAAATGAAAGAGAGGCTAGTAAAAGTGCTGCCTCTGAGCATTGTTCAGGAGTTAGTTTTTCAATTTGATCCCTAGATAGTTGTAAATATGCTTGACCCACACCATCGTATAGACCTTCTTGAAATTTGGGCAATCCTAAAGAGGACTCATATTCATCTAACACGCTATCTATTTTGTCTAGTTGCTGTTTGGCGAGATCCCCTTGAGTCTTTGATGCCATTGGTCTGTATCCTCGTTAAATGGTAATTCTATATAGTTTAGGTTATTTAGACTGCACCAATCTTGTAGGTCGATATCTCGTTTTTTTTGATTTAAAAAGTCTTGCGCACATGAATGGTATAAAGTATTAAATTTATAATGTTGCGACCCATGCACCTCTATTACAGTTTTAATTGTGTTAATATAGAAGTCTAGAAATACCCTCTGGTTCAATCTTATTTGTACAACTACTTCTTCACAAATTTGAAGCGTTGGATAGATTTCTTTAATCAAAGACCGAGCAGTTAAATGTAGCTGAGAACGAGGTCGTTGGTCATTGGACCGAACAACCGATCCTTCTACTTTCCATTTATGAATATTGCCATCTAAATCTCTAATTTTCATTAGTAGTATAAGCCTATTGAATATTAAGTGGATTTACTTGACGCCAACCAGAAACATCAATAGGGGGTATGCGTCTAATAGGCTTTGTTGTAGGTAATAAAATCGGGAATTGCTTTGCATCTTCGCTCGTAGGACCTGAAATACCCTTCTCTGCACCTTTATGTTCGCTAGGCATCTTTAAAATAGTTTCATAAGATGGAACTGGTAAGTTTTCATCTAAGGCCCATAATATGTTTTGTTTTTGTGCCCAGCTACGCATACGTCTAATCGGCACAATAAGATTGAAAGTTTCTCCAGCTCCTCTCACCAACATACCGGCATAGCGACCTGCGTACTCTCCCGATGATTCAGTTAGAAAAATACCTCCTCCCGAACTACCCGGAAAGGCAGGAGCGCTAGTTTGATCAAACACTACGCCATCCCCCGTTCCCAATTCTAATACCCTTCCCACCTTGGACATTATACCCCTTGTCATAGAGTTAGACCCAACTTGCCCCAACAAACTTCCCACATGATATAACTCAGCACCTACTGGAACAGGTGTGTTATCAGGATAGAATAATATGTTTTGATCGACAAAATTTCGTTTTCTTACGACTAACAATGCCAAATCCTCTCCGCTGTCAGCATCGCTATATTTGACAATCTTGGCATCCATTTTAATTTCGCCAACACGACGACCCTTTTCTACTAACTCTTTTACAATCTGCGCGTCTTTAAATTCTACAATCTTTTTAGGCATTCCATCTTCAATTGTATTTCTAACCGATCTTAAACGAGCTACTACATGCGCAGCAGTCCATACAAAATTAATTTTTTCTGTTGTGTCGCCCACTGGAACTTCGCGAGTGATGATTACTCCCGACCCTTCACTTGCGCCCGCCTTAACGGTTACAGATACATCCTGTAGTTTTTGATACAATGCCGCATCACCACCCCAAACTTGAGCGGTAGTTACTGCCAATAAACATACTCCTAATAATGTTTTTTGCATCATCATAGTTACCTTTCTATTCCAATCATGGAGAAAATAGTGTCCTCAAACTCTTTATATTGATCTGGATTTTCTTCTAAATATTTAGCTAGATTATTTTTACCTTGCATCTTTTCGTCATTAGGTAAGGTGAGCCATGCACCACTTTTATTGACTATACCAAAATCGATTAATAAATCTGCTAATTCCATCTCTTTCCAAATTCCACGTCCATACTTAATATGGCTTTCTACTTTTTGTCCCGGTGGCCCTATAGCAGAAGTCACTACTTGCCAATGAACAGTTTGTCCAATTTGTGTTTCTCCTTGCATAATGGGCTTAGTGTGTGAAGCATGTAATTTAACATCTACCTGATATTTTAAAGCAGTTCCAGACTTTTCTACCTTGGCTTTTCCTCTGCCAAATGCCACATTGGCCATCAAGTGTGTAATCCCCACCACTGTTACTTTATTTATCGGTAGCGCTGGAGCAATTCTTCTGCAAAACTTGGCCAATATTTTTTGCACAGTCATTACTTGTTGGTCAGTCAAATCTCCTGTCAGTTCAGCGTCACTGGCTAAGGCCGAAAAAGAGTCCACAACACATATGGTGTTGGGATGTGTATGAATAATTTGATCAAAAATGCCTAAATATTGTTCTGCTGATAAAATATTTCCTTGTGTCGATCCTATAATCTGAATTTTGTCAGCGTCAGTTTTTAATTCTTTAATACCTTCGAGATCCCTTTTCCGTAATCGACCTTCAACATTTCCATAATAGATTTTACGATCATCTTCCTGTGCGTTGGCACAAAAATTTAATGCCGTGACAGTTTTACCTGCTTTTTCCGGGCCTGTCATAATAAATAACGAGCCCTCAGGTACTCCACCTCCCAAAGCAATATCTAATTTAGGACTTACCGATATAATTTTTAACTTTTGATCAATAATAGAAGATGGGTCATGTATAACATTCCCATATTCTTTTGTAATTTCTTTAATCATTCCAAATCCTCAAGTTTAGATATAATGGATTTTTTCTTATTGTTGGTGCTAAAGGATTCAGGCTTGGTAAACTTATACGATAAGTAATCATTTGTTGGTTTCGTTTTAGGTATATAATTATACTTATCGAGCTTTTCATGTACCCACTTGGGACGAAGGCTAATAATAAATCTATTATCACGTAAAAATGCAATAATCTTGTCTACCGTATGGGTATTGATTAACTTGGTTAGACTACGATTATTAATTTGTTCAGTGTAAAACTTTTGCCATTCTATTAGGCTTAACTCTTTGGTATAGAAACCACGAGGTAGTTCCTTGGATTCTCCATTATTATAGCTATCTCGTAATGCTTTATTTTCACATATCAATTCCACAATATATTGTCTTCCAGTCACCCACGCATAACCGTTTTCGTCTACATTAGGAGAGTATCTAGAAGGATATAGATTGGTATCGGATCTTGACTTAGCCATTAATCTTATGAATCCAAGGTGAACGTTCTGTTTTATCGCTGGGTGATTGTGTATGTTTAGACTCGTCTCCACGAACCGCAGCAGCTTCTGTCATAACACTAACACCCTTGTTACCAGATGCGGTCGTCTTAATAAAAAGCTGATCTCTTACAGACTCTGCCGCAATACGCTCAATTTCTTTTTCAACTATTGCAACGTTTCTGTTCAATTGAGTTGCCATTTCTTCTGTAGATACTTTATTAGCAATCATACCCTTTATACATGCTGTTTCAATAGTTGTAATCTTGCCCTTTTTCATAACAGTTCCCTTTCTGCATTGTGTAAATATGCAATATTTTTAGTTCGTAAGAAATCTCTATAAAATTCAAATGCTCTTTTTCCTATCTCAATAAACCTCCATTCCAAACGACCTGCATGACCCAATCTTTTAGCCGCCATTCCCTCACTAAACATTCCTAGAGGATTATATAATCTACCGTGTCTTCCACGTTTGGCATAATACTTAGTTCTTTTACCAATACTTACTTGCATAGCAAATGCGTTAGGAGACTCTTTTGCGACTTCTGCATCCATTTGCACACAAGGATATCTATCATTTTCTAAGTAATCTTGTTGTCCAGTAATAGTGTAAATTACCTCTGTTCTTTCAGCCTCTTTAGCTGGTTTGTTTTTATTGATAATGTGTTCTTCTTGCGAGTTGTCAACTTGGTTTTTTGCCATGACCTCTCCTTATCTATTACTTAGTCCACTTGGTGCCACTTTTAGGCTTTGTTATACGAGTCATTCCTTTTGGTAGTTGTTTCATACCGCCAGTTTTTTTGGTTTTAAAATTTTCTACTATATCCTCTACTTGTCCCTTACTATATTTAGCGGTTTGCTTTTCCGCATACTGACCGATTGTTTTACAATCAGATAAAGAAGAAGATACAACACCCCTAACATTGTCTGCTAAAAAATTTCTAATAAGCGAACCTTTACATGACGGACATTTAACCGTTTTGTGTTTTTTGTCATATTCAGACATGGTAAAAAAAAGCACAATCTGACTTGAGCATTTTTCACATTCAAATGTATAGTCTGGCATTGCCCATCTCCTATTTACATTATACTGTAAAATATCCTACGGCAAACGAAGTTTTGCTTATTTAGACACATTTCGACCACCCACACTGAACACATGTAATGCATCCTTCCTGCCTGACCAATCCTTTGCTTTCACATTCTTCGCAAATACCCTCTTCTTTAGTTCCGTCTGGTATATATTTTTTAAGTGCTCTGGCCATGCTTTTAGCTAAGCACGTCATGTCTCCTCTAACCTTTTCAAGTTGCTGTACTACCATGTGGATATCTGCGCCATGGCGAAGAGATGTAGAGGTCATTCTAGTTAAAGCGTCTTCTTCTGCACTACAAGTCGCATTAATAGGAGACAATTCTAATCCATCCTCCAAAATAGCTTTATATACCCCTTTTGGCCTCCCCATTTTAATTACAACACCATTTTTAACCTTTTTTCCAATAAAGCCATTTTTACCAGCAAACACTTCATATGGTTCATCATTATAAATACCAACTATGACAAAATATTGTTCACCTTTGACCGATATATGATATACATCACATGGTAGTTCTTTAGGTCTATCAGGAGAAACAGTTTTAGGTATTTTATTTGCCGAAGAAGTTTTCGACAATACGTTAGTCATTGTACCAGCTCTATAAGTGGTAAATCCCTTAATTCCCTTTTCCCATGCCTTCTTATATACATTTTTAAAATCGTCATAAGGATAATTATTAGGTAAATTAATTGTTTTAGAAATAGCAGAATCTACCCACTGCGCAAAAAGCGACATGGTATTAACATGGGATGTGACATCTAAATCCATAGTGCAAGCGGCCCATCCAGCATCTGAGTTCCATTTTTTGATATTTTTAAGATATGAAACACCATAATCTTCCACCCACTCTTCTTTTAATAAGCCTCTAGTTCTATCAAATTTCCAAGTTTTATCTGCGAATTGGGTAGCTAATAAGTCTTCATCACCTTCTTTAATCCAATTCCAATTAACTTCGTTATCTTCAACACTTTCTAGATCAAAAGTTTTATTTTTCCAATCTATATTCTTAGGAACTGGTAAACCTTCAGGAGCATTGGGTTGAATTGAAGTGCGTACATAACCGTGCATGAATAAAGGCTCTAACCCTCCACTGACCAAGTTCGCAAAACATGAACTATTACCCGTGGGTTGGATAGACGTGACATGAGAATTACGCATCCCATGCTCTTTTATTAAATTGAGAGTGCTGCGATCTAGCCTTTTTATAAATTCGCCTTTAACATAAGACTCCTTATCGTATAATGGAAATGTACCTTTCTCTTTTGCTAGTAACGCAGAAGCTTTATATGCTTCATTAGTAAAAAACTTCATTAGCTGTTCAGTAAGCTCTAAAGCTTTGGTACTTCCATACTTTACCCGCGCCATTAGCAATGCTGAGCCGTATCCTAAAACCCCTAATCCAATACGTCGCTTACTTTTTAAATTATCTTTTTGTGACTTCAGAGGAACCTGTGTTTTATCATTAACGTTGTCCATAAATCGTACAGAAGTATGAATGATTTTTTTTAGCTCATTATATTTCCAGTCCTTTTTATCTTCGTCAATAAAATGTACTAAATTAATTGAACCTAATAGGCAGACGCCTCCGATAGGTAGTACCTGCTCTCCGCATGGATTGGTGGCATTAATCCATTCACAATAATGTAGATTATTCATTCTATTCATATGGTCCACAAATAGAACTCCGGGTTCATTACGATTATAGGTATTTTGCATAATCAAATCCCAAAGCTGCCGAGCAGAGTCAAATTCATGATAAGCTACAGTCGAGTCTTCTTTACCTATTAAAGATATCCATGCGTCCAAATCACCGTTCCAATGAGTCTTATATTCATTAGGATATTGCTCATAATTAGGAAAGACTAGCTTCCAAGGCATATCCATTTTCATTGCCATCATAAATTCATCAGTACATAATACAGACATATTGAATTTCGATAAACGACCGGGGGTTTTTTTTGCTTCAATATATTCTATAATGTCAGGGTGCCAGCAACTCATTGTGACCATCTGGGCACCTTTACGTATAAAATTCTTTTGGTCTTTACGGGCGATTTTACCAGATCCAGATGTAATAATTTCCGAAGACTTGTCCCATAGTTCCAAAAACTTAACTGCTCCGGGTGACTGGTTAGCAATACCGCCTATATGAGAGCCACAGGGTCTCATAATATCTGCACAAAATCCATAACCGCCTTCACTTTTTAAGATTTGTGCTTGCCTAAGTAAGGTATTATAAATACTTTCAATTGAATCTAAATCTTTACCTTCAAAGCCATCTACAAAACAATTAATATATGTAGTACCTTTTAATCCTGTGCCTGCATTCGAGGTAATACGACCACCGGGAACAAACTTAAAATCTTCTAATGATTCATAAAATTTTTGCTCCCACTGTTCCTTATCTTCTTCCACAGAAGCTAAATCTTTTGCTACCCTATGCCAAGTATCTTCTACGCAAGTGTCAGTTTTAAATTTATATTTTTGATACCATGTTTCATAACTAAAACTATTAGTAAATTTATTAGACATATTTAACTAACTCCGTTATCTTTCCAACTCTAATCTAAGTCTATAACATTGTGTTCGATCAATGTAGTACTACCATATTTAAAAAGCCATCGCGAACTTGTGTGGTAATCTTTTTCTTTAATACAATGTACTTCCTGTATACCGGCGTTAATGATAGAACCGGAACATTGTATACAGGGGACACCACACCAGCAGAACATTATAAGTCCTTTGGCTGGAATGGGAAGCTTGTTAAGGGCGTTGCGTTCTGCATGTTGACACGAGCATAGTTCAGATCTTTGACCAGATGAATAACCTAATATATTACGGGGACACTTATTACATTGAGACAATAGAGTACATGCATGATCGGAGTCGAAGATGGATGGGCGGGTATAAGACAATGGGTCTTTAGTAGGAGAACATTGAAGATATTTGTAAATTTGTGACTGTTCTTTATCGGTCAACTGTGGCCAAAAAAAGCCTTTTAAAAAATCTACATCGGTACAGTGCGGAGTATTTTCAGGTGGTCCATTATAGCCCGCACCTACTATACCATTAGTTAACGGATCAACTACCACAACGCCCACCTTACGAGATAGGCAAGGGTTTTGGTCGTTTGCCATGACCTTTGCCAATCTCATATATTTCCTAACAAATTTATCCTTCATTTTGTTGACTTATACTTCTTCCATTCTTCTTGGCGTTGTTTTTTAATATTTTTTTCAACACACCTACAGTATGTCTGGGTAGTCTTTGTAGGGCGATTTTTTCTTAATGACGAAAATCCCTCGGAAGGCATGTCGGTAATCAGATATCCCTTACCATGACATTGATTGCACTTCTTATTATTATACAGTCGTGCTATCAATGGATCGAAGGTCGATCTGTAATAAATTGTATTTTCCTCATCTTTTTTTTTCATTTACCAGTCCTTTTGAAGTGTAAATTGATATTCAAATAGTGATGATCTTGCCAAATCGGATGGTGTAACTGCTGAATCTGCTAAATATGGAACCGGGTCGATATATGCCGTTCGGTATGCATATGCCGCAGCAGTACTACAAACAAAAATTTTCGTTGCGTTATTATCCTTAATATTTTGTTGTGCTAATCGACAAAACGGTAGATAATGCTTGACCAGCTTCCATATATTTCTCCATCCGTATGGCAAGCCTGTAAGTTTTAACATAATAGTAGTAACTTTAGATTTGGTTAAATCATCTAAAATATAACTATCGTTTTCATAATCTACTCTTTTGGCAGCTCGAAAAACATCGATACCAAAAGGACTGTTATCTACTTGTGTTTTTAATGAAACAGAACGACCACCTTTAAATTCGCGAAATTCTACGCATTGCAAATTTTCATTATCCCAATGCGCAATTCCTACGTGACTATGAACGCCTGAGCCGTATCGTTTTATAAGCCACGACATAATACCCTTTCCGCGAAACAGTAATATGTCTGCTTCTTGGATCAGAGGCATAGCCTCCGAGTATGGGATTATATTCATGTTGAGTTGTTACCTGTTGAAAGTAGTTCTAGTGCATGAGAAAGTGTTGAAATTTGAACCCGTAGACTATTAATAGCCTCTGTGTTTTTTTCTAATATTCTTTCTAATCTGTCGTTTGTTTTTTGGATTTCATGCTCATGATCTATTAAAGATTCATGATATAGTTCTAATTTAGTTGCCATAGCTATAGTCCGTTGATCAACCAAAACAGACGCTTCGCTTCGACTTATAAGATCTTTTCCTGTCAGCATCCAAAACCCTGCCATGCTAATAACAATCGTTGCTAAAAAAAACACAACGTCCTTTACATAGGGATTTTCTTTTATTGACATACCTATAGTTCTTTCGTAAGAAAAAGGATAGAAAGGGGCCTTGGAAATTTTCCAAGACCCCTAATAATCTTAAATAATATTACCAGTTGTTGCGTGCTTGATAGAAGTCGTTCGTCGGATTTGGACTACCGTCTCGATAAGTCAAAGTACCCGGATAAGCTTGTGACGGATTGGCTGCAACGTCAGTACCCGATGCACGAACAGTACCAGCGGTATCACTAGCTTTAGTGATGTCATACACACCTGAAGCGGCATTAGAAGGACCAGAGCTAAATGCTCCAGTAAATTCATTCCAGTTACCAGCTACAACAGCTGTTTTATAGTAGTACGTTCTAAGAACATCTAATTGTAACGGAGTATTAGCTTCATTCGCACTATTAGATTGACCACCTTGTAAAGTTGTATTTGATATACCTGCAATGGTGGTTTGAGCAACGCTAATAACTTGTGTTCCAGCATTAATTGAAGCTGCCTGATTAGCAGATACAACGCCACCAACACCAGAAACAATGGTTACAATCTCACTACTGTCACCTAAGGCAGAACTTTTCCAATTAGCGGTATCACTAATTGTTCCACCATCACGAACGTTGCCGTGTCGATTGTCCACATATAGAGGCAAGCCATTTTCGCCATATACCCCAGTCGACGGACTTTTACCATAAGCTATGTTAGTAAAAAAAGCCATAATAAAACCCTCTCTTAAAAGAGATTATATTTTCCTATTATTCCTATATTTAAATTCCTGTCCACCTATTATTACACCAAAGCATCCTTAATTGCTTTGATAGATTTGAATTTTTCTGATCCCAACAATCCGTCTACAAACCCATAGGTTATAGCGTCCTTGGAAGATAGCCACCAGTCTTCTTTTGACTCTAACTTCCGTCGAATAAATGTTTTGGTTTTGGCTTGAGTCATATCTTTAAAGTATTCACCTGTTGTAGAGCATACTTCTGCATATATATTGTACATCTGAGACTTACTTAGTCTAGTAAGTTCATAATAAGATTGTACTTGTTTTGTCGTACCTGACATAGCCTGTTCACCTTCGTGAATAAGCCAATAACAATTTGGCATTGTAATACGCAACCCCTTTTTGTATACTGCTTGTGGAATAATACTACCCATCGAAGCAGCAACACCATGACATATAAAAATAAATGACGACGAACTTTGCTGAATAGCATCATAAATCATCATTCCACTTTCCCATTCCCCTCCTATACTCTGTTGATGGATAATAATTGGATTATTGTTAATACTATCTAAAATTTGAAGATTTTTCAAAAACTTATTAGACATTCGACTATCTATTCCTGAGTCTTCTCCGTCTTCCATATGTCCATGTAAAAATATCTCTCGACTCGATATAATAATATCATTGTCATGCGCTTCAGAAATATGAGAATATTCTGAAGCATTAATCTTTGTTTTGGCCGTCATATTTACTGTTGTCCGTTGCAGTATTAGAACCATGGTTAGTTGCTACATATAGAACCATTTTATCGCGAACACTAGTCATTACATCTCTATCGATAAACATTTTACCTACCGCTATACGAAACCTATAGGGTGTTAATATGTCTAGAGCTTCGATACCGGGATGTTCTCCTATAACTTTATAGAAAGCTTCTGTTAATTTAAAATTGGAATGGCCTACCCATAACTTAAAAGATTTACTTGCCATAGCATGTTCTGTTAAAGGTAAAACGCCGAAAGGCGTCATAATGCTACGTATATTAGAGATAGACTGTATATTCTCCGTAGATTCACCTATATCTTCACCAGCCAATATCTGTTCTAATTCAGAAATATGATTTTCAAATACTTCTTCCTCTACATCAAAAGCATCTATCCATTTTTCCCAATAGACATCATATCCGTTCGGCTTAGGTATATCATTCATAATATCACCTCAAACTGCGACAGGAAAGTTAATTTTTGGATGTGGATTATAGTGATTAAGAATGGCATATTTACTATTCCAATCATAAATACAAGGAAATCTACCTAAATCCACAGTAGGTAGGGTTCGTGGCTCTCGCAATACCTGTTCTTTTGCTCCCTCTATTTGATTTTCATATATATGACAATCAGCAAATGTCCCCTGTAAGACGCCGGGCGTTAATCCAGACTCATGAGCTAACAGTAACAATAAAGTTGCATAACTAGCAATATTAAATGGAATACCCAGCATCAAATCACAACTTCGTTGATGCCATATTAAATTGATGCGATCTTGAATAACTACCACATTCCATAATACATGACAAGGAGGGAGAGCCATACGATCAGTCTGTATCGGATTCCATGCAGAACAAACCATCCTTCTACTATCAGGATTATTTTTTAAAATATTTAATATATTATCTAATTGATCATATCTCTCTAAGCATCCGTCATCATTCTCATCAAATACATGATTAAATCTACGCCATTGATATCCATAGATTGGTCCTAAGTCATTATCATTATCATTTAACGGATTGGACCATTCATTCCATATATTACAACCTCGATCTTGATACCATTTTTTAGAAGTTATTCCCTTAATAAAGCCTTCTAGTTCGGTCCACATGCTTTGGTATGCCATTTCTTTTGTTGTTAAAAGCGGAAAACCATGCTGCATATTATGTCTAAAAATTTGCCCAAATGAAGTTAGAGCCCTTTCTCCTGTGCGTGTTTCCTTCCAGTGACCATGTACTAATACGTCCTGTACGATATTTAAATATTGTTTCATTTAAAATCTCCTTCTGAAAGTGACTTTAAGGAGAATACCTCTGAAGGGTCTATGGCTAAAGCGCTTTGGCTTTCAGTATCAATCATCTCTTCGTCATATAGCATTTTCCATTTTTTAATAACGTCGCGTACTAAAGGCTGGTATTCTGGATTTTCATCAGCCCATAAATGTAATGATTTTAAAAAATATTCTGACAATAGTCCAGAATTAATCATATGTAAAATAGTGCCTGTCATGTCCATTACCGCTTCATTATTTCTCGTTATTTCGGATGTGATTGCAAACTCCCCATCTTCTCGTATATACAAAGCAAAAATTGCGCAAGCAGTATCTAAACTATCAGATAAATCTGGAAGTATGTCGTCGGTCGGAGTTTTATTTTCTACGGGACTGTCTGAAATAATAGCTTTATTATTGGACCATAACTGTGCTATTTTATTCAAAATTATATGTATCATAAATATAGAACCCCTCTAGATAATATACACCCAATACTAGAGCGTCTATAGATTTCATTTACCACTACTTCCAAAACCACCACCACCTCTTTGCGTAAAATCTAAAGATTGCACCTCTATCAGAGGCAGTGCGGGAGCAGGCTGTACCAGTAACTGCGCCATTCTTTCTCCTTTATTAATTATGCAATGCTCGTCAGACGCATTCCATAAACACACTTTAACTTCACCACGATAACCACTGTCGATTACCCCTGCAAAACGATGAATCCCACGTTTAGTTGCCATACCAGACCGATCCCATATTAGTCCTACGTAACCTACCGGGATTGCCATAGCTATATCAGTACCGATTAATACGCGCTGAGAAGGTTCTATAATAACCTCTTCAGAGGCATATAGATCCCAACCCGCATCATCGGGATTGGCTTTTGATGGCAATCTTGCATATTTACTGAGTTTTTGTACCTTTAGTTCCATAGATAGTCTCCTCTAGTTTATCTATTGTATTAGTCCATGAAAATTCATTAGCCGTTTTAATGCCTTCCTTATTACTAATAGAGTGATCCAACTTCCATTGGTGATAAAAAGACCGCATATGCTCTATACTTTGATTGATGGAGCTTTGATCTAATGATGCCCACTCTCCCATACTGTCTTTAAAAAAGACATCATCGTCGATATTTTCCAAATTAGTTATGTCGATTAAAGAACAATTTTTATTGTTGCAAAATTCTGTATGTGCAGAATAGTTAGTAGCTATCACATGCTTACCCATAGACATCATTTCTAATAGTTCTAGATTCCAACCCTCGGCCCTACTTGGGAATATACCGCAATTTGTAGATGCCATCACCTTTGCAACATCTACTGGGCCTTGAACCCTATCTAATAGACGTACTCTAATATCTGTCTTGTAATACCTTTCCCATTCTTGATGTATTTTAGGAGGTAAAAAGGGATTTGAACACATCATCCATAGTTCTACATCTTGTTCGTTAGGAAAGGCTTGTTTAAATATTTCTAATAGAATGTCGTGACCTTTTCGCTTTTCCCATTTACCACAATTAAAAAAAACGCACTTATCGGTGATCTGGTGTGGTCCATCTGTAAATATGGAAGAGTTAACACCTAAAGGCACAACATGAGTTGAGGCGGATGGTATGTTATTATGAATAATTTCTTCAGCCCATTTAGACGCAATAATAATATGGTCTACAGAGCTAAGATGATTAATTCGTCGTTGGTCAAATTTATTAATTTCAAAAAAAGGAAATGCAAATGAAGTTCCACAGCCAATCCGATCCGCTAAATCAAATTCATGCCATATTTTTAATGATGGCGCTTCTACAAAACCTTCAAATTGCTTACCTGTGTATATAGCCTTTTCAACAATTTCAAGATCTTTTTGATCGGAAACGCTTATATTACTAATTGGAAATAAAGATACATCAAATCGTGATACAGCCTGTTTTAATATATTAAGTCCTACTACTCCATAACCAAGCGGATTTATAGGAGCGATAAGATTAAGCTTATGCATATGTAGACATCCTATTAAAAGTATTATAAAACCCCCCTACCTAGCAGTAACTAAATAAGGGGGTATAATAGAATCCTAAAACGGAGGTGATCGTTTCAGGTTTTAAAATGGGACTTCTTCGGTTTCAGCACCTACAGATGCGTTGGAGCTGGATTGAGGCTTATTGTTTTTGTTACCACCGGGAGTGAGATTTATTTTCTCAGCAACCATAGTAAGTTTACTACGTTTATCACCCTCTTCTGTTTCCCACTTATTAAGTTTTAGTCGTCCCACCACCATCAAATGTCGACCTTTAACTAGATATTCATTAAGAGATTCTGCTTGCTTGCCCCAAATAGTAACATCCACAAAGGTTGTTTCTTCTTGGCGATCAGAATCCTTGGACCAAATACGGTTAGAGGCAATTACAACGTCGGTAACGGGGGTTCCACTAGGAGTAAATCTAAGCTCACTATCTCTGGTTAAACGACCGCTGATGACTACTTCATTTAGATCACTCATTTAAATCTCCTACTTTAATAGATTGCGATATCTCAAAGCCTTTCTTGCGAGACGACGTGCGTACGTAGAACCGTGAGTCCGAACAAGCTTGCGAAATTCACCTGCCTTATCCGTATTGGCAAAGCAGGCCGTTGTACACTTGGCACTTGTTTCGCCAACGGCAAATTTGTTGAGAGTTTTAACACCGCATTTGCTAGATAATAGCAGGTTCCAGTCGGTAGTAGTCGTGTCCTTCATGTTCTCCTCCTTTGTCTTGGGTTGTAATGATGACTGACTAATCTTGATGCCGATGCAATATTATACTCGCCTTTTTCCTGAAGAGGGTCAAAATTTTGAAAATTTTTATAAAGTTGTTACTTCAATCTCATCAGAATCACCTATTGTGCCCACCCCTACTATTACAGACGTTTCTCTTTGGCCGTTATCTACCCCTACATTAGTTATCGGATAATACAAGGTATTGTAATTACCAGCTGGACGATCTTTAAATAGTAGATAATTACCATCGGTATTATTTAATAACGAAATAGATGCCATTCTGCCAGATTCTGCCCCTGCTTCAGTTTGGCGACCCATAGCTATTACAAAAGATTCCTGATTATTCCCATCTATTGTTTTTGTTCCCCAGCTACCACTTGAAGTATGGTCTGTCCAATTAGTGAGTCTACCCGTAGCATTAATAGCAGGAGCATCGTCAAGATTTAAACTAAATACATAGGAATAACGAGTATTAACCGTTTCGGAGTCAAGATTTTTGAAGGCTATATCTGTTCCACTAGACATGTTTTGTACGATAGAAAATGGGATAGATTTAACATCATGTATATCGGCCGCGTATCTAGCTCCGGTTGCTACTAACGCCGTGTCTACTAGCAATCCTAATGTGGTTGGAGCGGTGGCATCGGATGATTTTGAGGCTGCTAGAACTAAAGTTGTACCACCAGTATTTTTTACATCATGAGTATGTATGATGTTGTTGGTTGTAGTTGAACGAAGGGTTGTGTCTACACTACTACAATAATCAATACCACTAACTAATCCGCCGCTTACTCCTGAATAAGATAGGTCAATAGCAAAACATTGCCCATAGTGAGTAGTTTCTGCATTGCCACCGTTATAGATTCTTTTTCTATAAACACCAATACTTTGTGTAGGTGAAGGAGCAGTAAATTGTCCTATGTGACAGACATATTGTCCTGAACTGTTAGTATCGTGCCTTTGATTTTCAGATCCCACAAGATCCCCTCCACCTCCTTGGAAAGCAAATTTGGTTCCACCGGAATTATTACCGGGGCTCTTGCAGTTTACCCATGCTAGCATTACGTATTCGTTACCAGCTACCATTTTGTCAGCGTCTAATAACGTGCCTTGTAATACCCAGTCGCTTGAGGTTGTGCTTTCTTCTGTAGCTTTTTCTTGATATATAAACTTCAGTTTGTTAGTAATAGCCATATTATATTCTCCGTTTTTTAAATTAATTCCTCTAAAGGGTCTCGATGCTCTAATAAATAGTTGGGTCGTCCCGTATTGTCTACGATTACTTGTGATGTGGTATCAATACCTAAACCATGATATAATGTAGCACAAATTTCTTGCATATGTACGGGCCTATCTGATGCACGTTCACCTAATTTGGTGGTAGATCCAATCACTTGGCCATGATGAAAACCACCACCGGCCAATAAAGCACATGAAACTTGTGGCCAATGATCACGACCAGCGTCTTTGTTAATCTTAGGGGTACGACCAAACTCACCCCACACCACTACTGTCACATCGTCTAGCATACCACGCTGTTCTAAGTCTTCTACTAGGGCAGACACACACTGATCTAATTTTGGGCCATGATCACGTACTAAATCAAAATTAGCTGAATGACTATCCCAGCGACCATAAGATAATGAAACGGATCTAGCACCGGCTTCTACTAATCGTCGTGCTATGAGAAGGTGTTCATTTACCGTAGGTGCGCCATCATATTGATATTTAAATGGCTTGCCATCACCATATCTTTCTCTAATTTTTGGATCTTCTTTTGATAAGTCTAAAGCATCAAGTAATTTATTAGAAGTAAGAACATTAAATGCTTCTTCATTAAATGTATTGGTATTATTTAAAACTGTAGTGATACCACCCAATGTTGTTAAAAGATTTTTTCTATTAACAAATCTATCTTGTTCAATTTTAAGAATCAGATCGTCTATCATATCGCTATTTGGCTGAAACGCTTTATGTGCATCGCCTAAATAGCCAGCAGACCCTACTTCTGACCATGGTTTGTGCTTGGTAGGTTCTGCTAGTCCTATCGTAATCGGAACCGCCGCATCTATAGGATCTAATATTTTAGACGCAGCCGATCCTATGGCAGGATATTTTTGTGATCCAATTCCATCATCTCGCCCCCATCCGCTCATACATTGATATCCATCATGAGACCCTTTACATCCTACGACAGAACGAATAGCAGTAAATTTATCAAACATGGATGCAATTTTAGGAAAACATTCACCAATCTGAATACCTGCCACATTTGTAGAAATGGGTTTAAATTCTCCTCGAATTTCTGAAGGAGCATCTTCTTTAATATCCCACATATCTTGATGTGGAGGACCGCCTGCTAAAAATATATTAATAACCGCTCTATGTTGTGTGTTATTTTCATTTTGTGCTTGTAAAACCTGAGGCATAGACAATATACCAAAAGCACCAACGGATAGAAAGTTGCGCCGCGATAAGTTTAGCATAGCTTTACCTCTTTATAATTCATAATATTTTTCACCATTATATACGGTAAAATTGTCATCATCGTTAAATAGATCGGCTTGTTCTAATTCTTCTTCATTAAGGGTAAATCCTACTTCTTTTATAGCTTTAATAACTTTTCCTCCCGTGGTCATATATTTAAACCAGCCTAGATGACGGCGAACCACCCTTTTTAAAACAAGTTCTTCGTCCAACGTGGGTGTGTTTACGACCTCTTGACGTTCTTCTCTAGACTTTTTACACCCCTTAATTAAACGAATAAGAGTTACAGAAATTTTACCAATTAAAATAAGCGTGGCTGGATCTACAAAGACTTCTTCGGTTTCTCTACCTTTATTATAAGCTTTGTTATAGATTTTTGTAGTTAGAACATTTTCTACATACAGATTCATATCTAGCTCCTATATGTTAGCAGCATTATAAAATCCCCATAATAAAAAAGGGGAGTAGGAGATACCTCCTACCCCCCAGAGTAATTATCTAATATTTAATTAGTTGCCACCAAATGTAGCTGCCTCATCAGAAGGTAAAGTTCCCGTAGGAATGTCGCTTCTGTTGACTTCACCACCCTTACGTTGCGTAAGCGTGTACAATACGTTCAACAACGAACGAATCATAACCGATTCATACTTAGTAAGAGAGTAGGGCTGATGGCGACTATCTACACGAGTAAGCTCAACAAACAAGTTGTCAAGAGCAGCAATGAAGCTGCGAGCCGCATCGTTAGGACAATTTTGTGGATTAAGCTGTGGGATATCAATATCATTACCAGTTAAATCCCAAGTAACCGTTCTATTAACACCAACAGGCATTAAAACGTTATCTTGGGTCAGGGCCACATCGTTGTAATCATCAGCTACAGCACGAGTAGTATCTGCTGCTTGAGTTTCCAGCTCTTCTAAAGTAAGAGCATCAGGATTGTAGGTAATATTCTCAAGAGTATCACCAATTTTTTCGATTTCAGTTACCATATAACGGTTAAGAGCATTATTCCAGCCAGACTGTGACTTGAACTCTTGCCGCACCGTTAATTGCTTTCTAAACTTAATGATTTCAGATAAAATAAAGTGAATGCCAAGATTTGGAAATTCGGTATTTGCGCCTTTAAATGTATTCTGCGCTGCCATAACAATACCTCCCTTAATTTAAAGTTGTGTGTAAATCACTTGTTAAAACTCAAAGCCCATACGTTTCATGAACTGTGTTTTAACCCACTTCTCTACTGACTCTGCAACTTCTTTATACCCCAAAACATTAAACTCACCTCTTTTTAGACGAGCTATAGCTTGTTTGTATAAAAATCCTATCATTGCTTCGTGATATAAAATATGACGATTAATAGTCGCGCTAGATACTCGCTTTAAAAATTGATTTTGCACATAACTGTCTATAGCATCAGCTGCTTTAGTTTGGCTATTTACTTTAAATGGTGCTGATTTTTTAGTAACAATAAGTCGGTCACGCTTGAGTAGTTCTACAGCTTCTTTATATAAATGGGCATAAAATGCCAGCTCTTCTACTCGTTCTCCATCGGACCTTTTCAATTCCATAAAATCTTTAATGCGGTCACTGGCCTCGGGAAATGTAGGCTCTTGAATACAATCTAATACTCGGTCACAATCGCTTTCTAAAGGCCGTGTCGGTTCTTTCTTCTTAGTATCAGAATGAGAAACATTAATGTGGTCCTTGTCATCGATAGTGTTATAAATGTTAAAGTCTATGTCTTTCGTGGTTGTTTTGAGGTCGTCAATTTTACTATCTATTTCCTGTTTAAGGTTATCAATCTTAGAGTCAAAAATTGAACCTAATCTATCTTCAAGATAATCAGCCAAACCTCTGAGATCTTTCTCATTGCCTACATCATTAGGCTTGGATTGTGGAGGTGGAACAGGACTGTCTTGTTCGTCGGTCTTTCCTTCCCATACATCATCAATCATATCTATTACCCTTTTCCTTCCTCTTATTTTCCAGTATAGTCCTAAAATCCCTACCAATCCTCCCGTTGCTGTCCCTCCAAATAGCCAGCCCAAAAGATTACGTTGACTTTTAACCTCAACTGTTTTACGTTCTAGGTCATAGTTATCATTCGTCAATCCGTCAATAAGGTTCCCTTTTTGGCTCAATTCGCTCTTTAGGATATCGATTTCACCAAGCTGAGTATCTATATCTCCTTTAAGGATGCTAATCAAATTTTCTAAACCAAGAATAGATTGGTTGTCTAACTCTCTAGCAGACTTTACAACGTCTATATCTTTCTTAAGTTGTGTTAAAGCGCCTTCTTTTTCCTCAATACTGGTAGATAACGAGTCTCTTTCCTGTGTTAGGCTTTCTATAGTGGTGTTTTGTTCTACCAAAGATGTATTCAAATCTTTCACCTTTTGGACTAATCCGCCAATTTCACCTTTTAAACTTTCAATAGTCGATTTATACTCTTCGAGCTTTTTATTAGTATCTGGCGCAAAATCTTTGCCGAAATTTGGTGGCAATACTCCATACGGGTTATTATTATCATTACCTTCTGGCGGCGCAGGAGAAGGTCCAGAGGGTGGTGGAGTATTAGGATCAATAATAGGAGGGCAACGCCCACCGGGACATCTCACCTGCATTATTATACCCCACTCAACAATCTCTACGCTGGGATATCCCGTTGGAAATGTAACAGATTTTTGCCATCCAGTCCTATTCCAGTCTTGCAAATAATAGCAGCCATTAATTCCTCTTGCGTAAATTGCTTTACGGGTAACAACCGTAACCGTAGAGCTATGGTCGCCTTGACTAGAATACGTTGGAGCGTTGGACTCTTTTGTGTTGACATATTCCCAATGATCAGGAACCTTAGCGATGAATAAATCGGGTTCGCTAGCAGCATACTCCCAATCTTCGGGAATATTCGTCGTATCATATGCAGCCTCACCTTTAACGGCACGTAGGAAATTACCAATATGGATAGCTCCCCCTTTACTGTTTTCGATTCTCCATGTCAGAACTGCACAGAGATATGTATCACCATCAATAACAGTATAAACACCCGATCCGCTTTGACCTCCCAGTGGAGGCGGTGTAAACAACACTCGGTTTTTAGACGCTTCTGAAAGTGCATGACCTTCCCACAATTGGAGCCATCTAGCCCGAGGACAACCTGCGGATGCTATATAGTCGTCTTTATGCACTACATGATCAGCAGGGGCTAAGGGTACGATCCGTGGAGGAAATTCTCCAAACAAAGCTTTCTCAATACGAATAATTGCAAAGTCTTTGACGCTTCTATCGTTGTGAGACTTCCAGATAATTGTGCCGGGAAGTTTTTGCGTCTTTCTTCCATATCTAAAAAATTCACATGTGGCTGTTTTGTTTGACCCCACAACATGCGCATTTGTTAAAACATAAACATGTGTCTTATCAGAAGCAATTGAGGTTCCACTACCCGCAGAGCTAGATACTCGTACTCGACAAGAAGCCTCACCAATTTCGTTAAGACTTAAAAATTTCGCTTGTGCCATAGACACACACAAGGTAAAAAACAACACAAAAGAAAGGATTAAAGATCTCATAATTTCACCTGCTGTTGTCAAGAGTTAAACCATTGCTTTGGACGAATTGTGTTATGATGTCCTCTATGCTATGTACATGATTCCAATAGTTTATTGATCCTCGACTCCATTCTTGCTGGCCATTCACCTCCTTTGGATAGAAAACATTAGCTATATCTTCAGCTAAAAACTTATAGTCGTCTACGTTTTTAGTATTATTAGTATCCATGGTCTGTTTCAGGAACACATTTACCTTCTTTTTCTATATAGCCCTTATTACAGTTAGGAGGATATCCAGCTACTTTGTCTGCATGAGACGATAACGTGGAGGCTGTTGCTACAATAGCAGTAGCGCTATAGCCTTTTTCATACATCCAATCTGTAATAACTTTAATATCGCTAGTGTCAAAATATATATTATTTTTCGTAGCCTTTTGAGAAAATTTTTCTGGGCCTTCTATCGCAACGCCTTGTTTAATAGCCTTTTTTTTGGCATCTGGACCAGTGTAACATTTACCTTTATTTCCCCATTTGTAACCGCTTTTTTGATTTTCTGTGCATTTTTTTAGAGGCATTATTATTCCCTTCTGTCTTATAAGTCTTAGATTTTAGCGAAACCTCATTAATTTATACACCAGATTAAAGCTATTTTGCTAATATATAACCACATGCTTTTTCAATAAGATCTCTAGAAGAATAGGTTTTACTGTCTCCGTATCCATATTTTAAGTGTATATTATGGGCATTGCAAAACTCTACTTCAGGAGTACAGGCTGAATTAGGATCTCTGTCTCCCCCGTTGAAAAAATAAAAATTACACCCCTTTGTTGAGCTTGAGCATGTCAACATCATATGATTATGAATAGAAGATAGGCTTTGTAATATGCTAGTGTCTTGATCAATAGACAAAAAGGCTTGATCTACATATTGAATATGTTGTACGATATAGCATCTAGCCACTTCGTCTAAGAATGGAACAGATTTTTTTAATTTTACTTGATGATCATTATTAACTATTGCTATTAATAGACAGTTAGGATATTCTAGTTTAATCTCTTGCATCATACTAATATGTCCCGGATGAATGGGATTGAAATATCCTGATACAATACATATATTCATTTAATCACCTTTCTATTATTTTAAACGGTGTTCAATAATATATTCGACACACCCTCTGTTTCTAATGAAAAGTCTAGCACTTGCGTTTTAAATATCTCCTTTGCTTTTTTTATGGAGTGGAGAGACCCTATAGCCAATACGAATCCGCTTCCTCCACTTCCTAGTAACTTAAACCCGTAAAATTTATGCCTTATTAATATTGTTGAAATTTCCTCTACCTGAGAAGTAGTAATGAGGTCAGAAAAAGATTTTTTGATTTCCCAACTTTTTAATAATAACTTACCTATAGCAGGAACATCTTCAGATTTAAAACAATTAAGTGATTCGCGAGCTATGGATAATAAATCTATTTTATTTTTGTTTTCGTGAGACTTAGGGATTTCATTATTTGTTCTTTGACCGTTGGTATAAATCAATATCATACGCCTAGATAGGTAATTTATAAATTCTTCTGAAATAGAAAGCGGTTTAACATAAAACGTTCCATCTGTTTTAATTTCAATTATATTAAAACCACCATACGTAGCCCATATTTGATCTTGGATTCCACCACTCTCATTTAATATATGTCTTTCTATTTCAATAGCAATTTGAGAGATAGCTTTATTATTTAAGTCTGGTTTCAATGCCTTAATCAACGAAACGCAAAAGGCAGAAGAGCCTCCTAGTCCTGTTCGAGATGGAATGTCAGAAAAAAAATGTAAGTCTACAGAATCTTTTATATTAAAATATTTTAAAGTTTCTCTAATAAGTGGATGTTGAATGTCTTTAATTTGCGTTGGAGTTTCCAATTGAGAATATGCGATTACACTATTATCCGACACTATAGGAGGTCTAAACCTAAAAGACGTATAGATATACTTGTCTATAGTGGATCCTATTATTAACGAACCATGATCCCTGTAGAAGGATTCATAGTCAGTCGACCCCCCAAACAATGATATCCTAAATGGTGCTCTAGTAATAATCATTTAATAATTTTTACACTTATCTATATCGTCCTGTGATAAAAGGTTATAAAAGCTACTCATTTCTCTAACCCCCTCTTCTAGTCCAATTCTACATCTGTAACCAAGATTGTATAATTTTTGACTACTTACAATATAGTCTCGTTTATCAGGATCTGTTTGAGACGTGTCAATACTATATGTGGCTTTTAAAAGATGGCAGATATTGTAGACTAATTGCATCTTAGTCATATTAAGCTTATCGTTACCTAAGTTATACACATTGCCATATACCTCATCAGGCTCATCGTAGTTAATAATGAATAAAAATGCTGCTACAATATCCTTAATATGTATATAATTCCTTCTAAATTGACCATCGAAGATCTTAATCTCACCGTCATCCTTAGCTATCTTGACTAAGTTGTTAATTAGTAAATCGGTTCTGGGGCGATAAGACCAACCAAATACTGTTGCAAGTCTAAAACATATAGCTTTGTCGTATGAATTAATTAGTATGTCTTCGCTATTCTGTTTGGTTTGTGCATATAAAGAAATTGGTTTCGATGGAGTTTCTTCAGTGCATATTTCTTCTCCAGTGCTTCCATATCCAGAATTGGTATTTGGATACATTACTACTTGATTATTTAAATAATTTAATAATTTATTAAACCATCTATAGTTTGTTTCGATTGCCAACTCTTTATTTTGTTCACATAATGGCGCCCCAACCAATGCGGCTAAAGGAATTATAATATCTGCTTTATCTAATTCGTTAATTAAATTGTCGGACCAGTCATTAATATCCTCTCGATAGAACTTTACTCTTTTGTGGGTTAGTGGTTTTCCCACCAAGGTTCCTTGGTCATACAACAAATTATCAAATACAGCCACTTCGGCTATGTCTGTTAGTTGTGCTATTAAGCTAGAACCTATATAGCCTGCACCTCCAGTTATTAATATGTTCATGTTGACCTTCCACTTCAAGATATAAAATTTTTATCATCATAAGCTCTTGTATAATTAGTATAGTCATATTTTAGACTAACTAGATCTATATCGTTTTCCTTAAGTAGCGATAAAAAGAAATTGAATTGATTTTTTAAGTTGGATTTGGTATTGTCGATAGGCAAGTGCCTTTTCATCATGTAGTTAAACATAAACTTATATTCCGCTGGAACCGTAACTGGTTCAGCTGAAGGATTGTTAGGGTCTTCATCATAATCATAATAATCTATAACATCATCTACGGGTCCGATAGTACAAATATCACTAATGTACATTCTAGTTAGGTTGTTCTCATTTTGAATTGAATTATGTGCAGCTATCTCCAATAAATACTGGTTAATATTTTCAAACGGTTTTGTGAAATTTGTGAATGGATAGTCTTTTTGGTATAGAAAGCCAAGTCTGGAATAATCCACTAAGTTTAAAAACTTATCCAAAGGGGAAAATACTAAATCAGACCTTATTTTAAGACAGTACTTAGCTCCCAGAGATTTCGCATACTCTAATCCAATTTTTGTTGAGCGAGCCTGAAGGTTTATGTTACCAAATCCTGAATTTATCGGTTTCTTAGAGACTACAGGATTGATATGGCTTTCGTATATTAGACTCATAGCTCTTAAGCTAATGTCATCATCTAACGACCAGACTATATTCTTGTAGCCTTTATAATTATTTAGGATTTCGGCAATGTGATTGGTGTGCCCCTGTATTACAACAAATAAATCATCATCGAAAGAATTTTTTTTAATGCAGTTTTCACACTCACACCCACCCTTTTTCTCTTGCTGCCAATAACTAATAGGTGTATTATTACTTTCAGGATTAAGTAATCTCGTTTGTTCACTGAAGGCGTTTTCAACTCCACTTGAATAAGAATTCATTACTTGTCTCCGAAGGGGTTTATAAATTCAATTCCACGTTCTTGTAGATCATCACACTTAGATATAATCTCGTCCGCAAAATTCCAGCTTAAAAGCAATACATAGCT